ACAAAACGTTGCTTGCAGCGCAAGAGGAGATAGCGTGAACCGTCGCTCATTCATCGCGTGGCTCTCGGCACTTCCGATTGTCGGTCGGTTCTTGCCAAAAAATCCGTTGCAGAAGATCGACATTGCTTGTGTCGTCGATAGTGAAGGACAGCGAACTTACAAGACCGATTACCTTGTACAAGCCATTGACAGAGTGAGTGCACGGAATGCACAAGGAATTCCACCATACGGTTCGATCTACGCAGTGGGAAACGATTGCGACCCTTGGGCGTTTGCGCAAATCAAGAGCGAACCTTTGGACCTTGGCAATGGGATCTACATTGTCACGGTTACACACTCGACACGGAGAGTGACGTAATGGCTGACACTGGAAAGCCGCTACCGGTTGCCATCCGCTTGGAAATCAAGGATCGGCGATCACATGGAGAAACCGTGCGTCATGTTGCCGGAACGCTCAAAATAAGCACAGCGACCGTTCAGAAGTATTGCGGGAAGCTTGATACACGCCTATTGAATCGCGAAAAGGAATCGGCTTAGGATACGAACCATCGGGAGTCACTCCCGCCATAACCAAATCAACGAGCCACATGCAAGCGTTCAGCGCAAGCCTGTGGTGAGTGCAGCGAAAGTCGTTCAGCGGCGGACGCTCACTTGTGAAGGAATAACACCTTCGCCAGCGAGCGTCCGCTTTTTGTTGCGCCCCTGGCGAATAACCAGGGAGCATTACAGTGAGCAAGCTGGCAGAACTCCAAGAGAAGCGCAATCAATTCGCAGCCGACATTCGCACACTAGCCGAAAAGTTCAACGCCGAAGGCTATGTCGACAATGCGGAAGATCAGGCAGCGTGGGCCAAAGTCAATGCGTCCTACGATGCGAACCAAAAAGAGTTCGACACCGAGAAGAAAGCCATCGACGACGCAGTCGCACGCAAGCAAGCGATCGACAAGCGGCTTGGTGAAATCAACGCGCACCAAGACGACAGGCTGATTGGTCGCGACGGTGGCAACCTGGACCAGCCTCCGGTTCACAAGGACCGCTTCGACCGCGGCAACCAGATCACCGAGGAAACTCAAGCTCTTGCGATGCAAGGCTGGTTCCTGAATCAAATCGAAGGCGGGCAGATTTCCGATCAGCACGTTGCCGCGGCCAAACGGGTTGGCCTGAATCTCAACGCTCGGCAACTGAAGATTTCCTTACCGCAAAACTACCGTTCCGTTCGGGATGCTGTAAGCGGGCCGATGATCGACATGCAGCGGTTCCGCAACGCGCTTTCGAGCCAAGACGGTTCAACCGGTGGATTCACTTTCGGCGATAGCTTCGTCGCCAATCTCGAAAAGGCGATGCTCGCGTTCGGCGGGATGCTCCAAGTATCGAGCGTGATCCGCACGACCGACGGCGCGCCGATGCGGTGGCCGACGGCAAACGATACCGGCAACTCAGGACGACAGATCGGTGAAAGCCAAGCGGTCACTACTCTTGATCCGTCTTTCGGCGCGGTGATTTGGAACGCCTACAAATTCACGAGTGACGAAATTCTCGTCCCCTACGAATTACTGCAGAACAACGCGGTCAATTTGGTGAATGAACTTCCACTCATGCTTGGGGAGCGACTCGGTCGCATCCTCAACACCAAGTGCACGACCGGTACTGGGGCGGGTACGCCGAAGGGAATCGTGACATGTGCGACGGCTGGCGTTACAGCGGCATCCGCTACGGCCATTGCCTACGACGAACTCATTGACTTGGAACACTCCATTGACCCGTCCCGTCGGAACTTGCCGGGTGTCGGGTATATGTTCCACGACAACATGCTTCTCATGTTCCGTAAATTGAAAAACGGTAACGGTGACCCGCTGTGGACATCCGGTGTGAATTCTGGGGCACCGAACACGATTAACGGTAGGCCGTACACGATCAATCAAGATATGGCTAGTGCGGCAATCGCCAGCGCTATCACGGTTCTGTTTGGACAATTCCCGCAGTACAAGATTCGCCAAGTGAATCAGATCCGAATCTATCGACTCGTCGAACGGCATCGCGAGAACGATCAAGACGCATTCCTGGCGTTCAACGAGTTCGACGGGAACCTTCTTGATTCTGGCGATCACCCGGTCAAAAAACTCACACAACACTCGTAAGGTGAAACATGGCAACCAAAGAGATGGTATCCGTGAAACTCAACAGCGGCCGCGTTGGAAACAACCTCGACAGAGATGGTCGCGTATGCGGCATGTTCGCGCAAGCCGCCGGCGAGATCGTCCAGATGCCATCCGACGAAGCTCAACGGTACATCGAAAAGGGACTGGCGTCTCCAGCACCCAAGGAAAAGCAATAGGGCAGACGCTGCCTCAAACAACAACAAACGGGAGTTTCGATATGGAAAGTTTCATCGAACGCAATTGCATCTCTCTTGGGAAAACGCTTGTCGCTGACGGTACGTCGGAAGTTCTCACGGCCGTCGAGGACATGAGCGGTTATGACGAGATTTCGTTCTTGATCCTGCATGGCGACGTCGATGCCGCGGCCGTGATGGTCTACACGGTGAAAGAGAACACTGCGTCAAGCACCAGCTCACCGACGCCTACGACGATCACCGGAACGATTGTGACAGGCACCGGGGCAACGATCAGCAGCGGAGCGCTCACGATCACCGAGGCGTCTGGAAACTTGGACAACAAAATTTTGGTGCTCACCGTCGCGCATTCGTCAATCAGCAAGCGATACGTATTTTTGTCGATCACTTGCACGGTCGAAAGCCACGAAATCAATGGGATTATCACGGTCAAGTCAAGAGCCAGAGGTCTCCCGGTAACTCAGTCATCCGATGTCGTTGCGACTTTGCAAGCTGCGTCATAAACCAATTCAGATCCGTGTCGATTGTGACTACTCGGCGTAAGCCGGGGTAACCAACGGAAAGAATCAATGGCAACTTCAACTCAAGGCTCGTACCAACCAAATCTGTATACCGAACAAGGTGGCAGCATTCGCCGCTTTCGTGGAGTGTCCGGGCTGCCAGCCGTTCCAGAATGCTTATTGTGGGGGAATGCACCGGTTCTCAACTGCCTCGTCGATTCGTCGCTAGGATACTATTTCATCGACGACTTTTTGTATCCCGCGACTTCTGCGGTGAGTGACGTACTGGCGTGGACTGCAACGAACGACAGTGCCACCGGAACTCCAGTATTTCAAAATACGGCGGGTGGTGTCTTCAACGTCGTCACGGCGGCGGCGGACAACGACTATTCCGCTTACGTCCATCCGTACGAGGTCTTTAATCTCGGACTCGTCGGAAAGCAGTTGTGGTTCGAGGCTCGTTTCAAACTTGCCGAAGCAACAACCAACGAATCCGCCTGGTGGTTCGGAATGACGGACACCACGACGACTGGTGGATTGCAAGCGAATACAGCTGGTCCGCTCGCAGATTACGACGGCGCTTTGATCTGGAAAGACGAAGCGTCATTGGCGATTAACTTCGAGACGAGTAATGCGACGGTCCAAGGTACGACGTCGGCGATGGCGACATTTGTCACAGACACTTGGACGCGCGTCGGATTCTATTTCGATGGAGCGGCTACAACGAGCACAGTCACGCCGTACTACAGCGTTGACGGATCATCGGCTCTTGCGGCTGGCACGGCACAGAACGTAACGCTCGCCAGCATGACTGCTTCCAAGTTGGTGTTTGGCGTTAAGGCCGGACCAAGCGGCGCGGCAGAAACACTTCAGGTCGATTACATCCGCTGCCTGCAGTTGCGGTAGTCAATCACAAAGGAACCGATACATGACGACTCTTGATATCACCCAACTCCACGGCCGCGTCCGCTCTGGCAGCGTCCCGGCATACGGAGACCTTTCGGAACAGATCCCGGCTCAGAATCGCCGAGGCGAGTTAATTGTGTCCGATGGTCTTCCACGCGATACGGAATTGACGCGACTTGGTGATACGTGGAGTACAGTCATCCCGACCGGCTCAGCGTTCACCCACGTTGCCGACATGCCGACAACGCGGGCTGAATTGGCTCTCTACAACGGCGAGTCATCGGGCGGCAAGAGCTACATCGTCAACTCCGTGTGGTGGTACTGCCTGACGTCCATTACCGCTGCCTCGGGTGCAACGATCATCTATCAAATCGCAGCGGCCGCGGCTGCTTTGACCGACAACACAGCTGTGCTCATCAACAGTCCGCTGGGCAAGACTTATTCCGGACTAGCGAAGCGTGCTCTGGCTGTGACCACGTTGACGGCCAACAAATGGGCGGCGCTGGCTTCATCTCCTGCTGGACCTGCGGTGTCGATCGGTTTTGGACTCTTCGCTCCAGTCAATGGTGGAATCATCGTGAGACCCGGAGCGACCCTCGGAGTCAATGTCGTCGTTGGTACTGCGACAGGGACCGCTTTGATGGGCATCTCGTGGAGCGAAGCCGTTTTGGATCTTGGCTAATGCAATATGGACTCACCAACTCGACGCCGGCGACTGTTGAGCCAGTTTCGATTATCGAAGCTCGCAAGCAGGTTGAATTGCCAGCGGGCTACACCGCTCACGATGCGCATCTGCTGCGATTGGTGACCGCCGCGCGCGAGCGGTTCGAGATGATCACCGGACGGCAGGTCGTCAAAGCCACTTGGGATTTGTACCTGGACAGGTTCCCGAGTTCGAGCGAACCGATTTACCTACCAAAGCCTCCCCTGCAGTCCGTGACTTCGATTACCTACTTGGATACCGCAGGCGTCAGCCAGACGTGGAGTGCGAGCGATTACTCCTACAGCACGCACAGGGAGCCTGGAATCGTGACGCCTGCCTACGGAGAAGCCTATCCGTCAGCTCGCTGGCAGATTGATTCAATCCGCGTGCGATACGTCGCTGGCTACGGACCATCGACATCAGCACCAGAAGGAATCAAGGCGGCGATTCTGCTGCTCGTTGGTCACTGGTTTGATCACCGGGAGGAAGTGAACGTCGGGAATATTGTGCAAGAGATCCCAACGGCGGCAGCGGCATTGATGGATCAATACATGGTTGGAGACGAATTCATCAACTACAGCGGACGGTGCGACAGTTACGCGGAGGCTGCCTGATGGCTGCGGCTGGCGCCTATCGCGACATGGTGGATATCCAGCAGGACAGCAGCGCAGACGGAGCAGCACAAGAGGATTTCACTGGTGCGCCGCTTTACAAGGATGTGCCTTGTGAGATCGAAGCGACAGGCGGTGCGGAAAAGATTCGAGGACGGCAATTAGAAGCTGGGGTTGATTACGTGGTTCGAATGCATCACTTGCCGGATATCGAGCCGAAAATGCGACTGATGGTAACGGGTGGAATTTACAAAGACTTGGCATTGAACATTAAGAGCATCGCACCGCGACTATTCCGCGGACGTGCTTTATCAATGGAACTCGACTGCTCATCAAAACTCTGAAATGTCCCGATCAGCACTCACCTTCAACGCAGTCAGCGCCACACAAACGTCGGTCGAGGATTCCTCACTCACGACCGGGACAAGATTCTTCGTTCATTCATCTGGAACGGATGCCTCTACAGGCGGGCTCACTCCCGACGATCCTGTGGCTTCATTGGATTATGCCGTTGGGCTCTGCACAGCCAACCAAAACAGCACCATCTATTTAAAGCCTGGTCACGCCGAAACTCTGACAACTGCGACGGCCGCGAATCTGGATGTAGCTGGAATAACGGTCAAAGGACTAGGGAACGGAAGCAACCGAGCGACACTCACGTTATCGAGTTCGACTGCAGCCACGGTTCTTATTGGTGCTCCGAATATCAAGCTGCAAAACATTCGCATTGTGTCAGCGGTCGACTCCGTTCTCGCGATGCTCAACATCAGCGGCGCTGGCAACTTCGTCTGTGAGGATTGCGATTTCGTTACCTCGTCGGGCTTCGAGGCGATTTGCTTCGTCAATATCCCAACGACGTTTGACGACTTCACTTTCCGACGATGCCGATTCTTTCAGCCAACCGATCCAACAGGGACAGACGGGAATGCAGGGACGGGATGCTTTTACTTCGTGGATAGCGAAAACCTGTTCTTCGAGGACTGCTTTTTCTACGGCAATTTTGAAACGGCAATCTGGCACAACAAGACAACGGCAGCCAAGAACGTGTGGGTGCGAAACTGCGACGGAACGCAACTACTCACCGGGGCGGAAGTATTTACCCAAGTGGCGAACATGGAAGGTGGGGCGCGGTCCAGTCTGTTCATTATTCCCGGTGCTGACGACGTTACCGAGGCGAAAACCTGGGGAACGCTGTCAGACAAGTTCTTTATCAACCTTGATTGTGGAGTTGGAAACGACGGAGTGGGTGGACAACTGGCAGTAGCCGGTGCATCCGCAGCGACGTAACGAGAACGCAATGCCAACCCTCGAAATCAACAACGACTTTTACAAGCAAGCCGACCGCGAACTGGCTGGTCTGCCAATGCTCCAACGCGCACCGGCAATCAAGAAGGGAATGAGAAACGCCGGGAACATCGTCAAGCAGCGGGTGCGTGAGAGACTCCCCAAACCGGGATACCCAGGCGACAAACCGGAGTTAAAGCCGCTACGTGACGCCACAGCCGTGAAGGTAAAGGAATATCCCAACGGGACGATTGTCGCGCTGGTTGGTTATGAGTGGGGCGCTGGGTCGCACGGTCATAACGTCGAAGAGGGGCACGCGATTGTCACTGGTGGCACTTCTCCCAAGCCGAGTGCTGGACGCAAGACAGCGAGAAAGTCAGCGACACCTGACGGACGAGGAACCGGAGTAATCCGCGGACGAGTTGCCGGGCGCTACGACATTGCCATTTCTGCGAAGGCTACTGAGTCGGCACAGTCAGAGGCGATTAGCGCAGGCATCCAGGAAGCAATTGCAGAAAACAAACGAGGATAAAGGAGTCGACACTTGGCAGAAATTACGATTACCGCATCAGCCGTCGCTCCGATTGCTAATTCGACGATCCAGGCGGAATACAACGCTGGGGCGACGATTGCCGCTGGACAATTTGTCTACATCGATACAGCAAACTCCAACGTGCTCAAGCTCGCTCAGGGTGACGGCACGACTCTGGAATCAACGGTCGCTGGTATGGCGCTAAGTTCCGGGTCGACAGGACAGCCGATCAAGATCGCAATTGGCGGAACAGTAACCATCGGAGCTGTCGTGGCGGCGGGTGTGTTTTATTTTCTGTCGTCCACGGCAGGCAATATGGAATTGTTTACTGATGTGGCGTCCACGGAAAAAACCGTGCTTGTTGGCTTCGCGACAACGACTTCGATTCTTGACTTACGAATCATCATAACCGGCATCGCAAAGACGTGAGGACGTAACGTGTGGCGGGATTGTTCGACGAAGAATCTGGCGGACTTGTCACGTACTGGAAAACAATCAGTGCGATCACATCGCGCATCGGCACAGGTACGAGCATGCGGGCCACGGCCGACGTCGCACGAGAGAAGTGGACGGGGCAGTTTCTCGTATACACGCGCGGGACAGGCGGGACGGTATTTAACAACCACAGAGGACCGACCGGGGCGAGAATCAGTCTCGTGCATGTTTACGCCTGGGGCGATTCTCGAACCGACGCAGACGCGCTCATTGAAGCCGTCAAGCTTGCGATGCAAAGCGGGTTTGCCAGGAACACATGGAGCGGCGTTTACATCAACCGGTGTCTTATCGACGAGCCACCGGACGATGGCCACGACCCGCCATTCGACGGTTCAGACAAAAAGAAATTCTGGTCCCGGCTCGTGCTGCGGATCACGCACGCAGAGGGCGGCGGGACTTAACTAGGAGACTTCAATGGCTATCCAGACTTATGACACACAACAAGGGGCAACCCTGACGCTTGGCACCGACTCGTTGACTCTGCGAATCGAAGCCATCGGGCCGACGATCGAATCCGTCATCATCATTCCGCTGACCAACTTGGCGAACACGACGAAGAAAACGTGGGCGCCTGGAGAACTGGCGGACTACGAGGAAGTTGTGGTGCTCGTCCAGAACAGTCCGGGTGTGGCCAATCCGTCCAAGGTTGTGCAGACCGTCACGATCACTGGTCCGACGGCACCTGGTGGCAGCGTGCCGGAAAGCGTGACTGGATCAGCATTCGTCTTCTATCTGACGATGGTGCCTGGATTCGATAGCGCAAACGAGGGGCTTCAGAAGAAGACATTCAAAATCAAGTGGGATGGCGCAACTGGCCCGACCCGCACGATTGGTTCTTAACAGTGGGGAGATGATTTTATGGCAATGCCGGAACTTATTGCTGATCCGATGGAAGTCAAACTCGTGCGGCATCGCGCGTGGGATCATCAAGCGACGATTCCAGACTGGATTGAGCACGATCAATACCAAGTGTTCGTCCACAGCATTGGACTCCGAAAACGCAATGAGGCGTGCAAGTTGCAAGTCGGTTGGATCAGCATCCATCCCGGCGCAAAGTTCTGTCCGACGAACGAATGGAACTACTTCACGTATCCGCAGCGCCGTTGGATCGACGAGCAAGCTCGGAAGTTGCACGGCAACGCCAGCGATCAGTATTGCGACGAACTTCCGCCGCACATCGATCCGAGTGTAGGTGAACCGATCACAGAATAGTCGTTACGTAAGTGGGGACTGGCATTACCTGGGTCGTGCGCCGGCTAAGTCGCAAGCAACCGACCGCTTCGTCCCCACTTAGCGGCCGCCGGCTTAGTCGGCTCGCGACCCAGTTTTTATTTACCAGACGAAAGGAAAGTGGGGAATGCTCAGCAAAGAACAACTCAGAAACAAGTGTGTCAACACAACGCGGCGTTACGACGTCGTGACGTTTGCGGATGGGAACAAGGCGCGAATTCAATCTCTGACTCGCAGCGAACAGCGGAAATGGCGCAAGGCGACTAAGAGGAAGGACGGCACCGAGGATCCAGAAAAGATTGAGTACAGCAACGACGTCCTGTGCGCCATGGTTCTCGTGGATGATGCCGGAGAAACCGTCTTCACCGTCGACGAAGCACTCCGAGGAATGTTCGATTTGTGGGACACGCAAGACTCAACAATCCTCGTTGACGGCGCAGTCAGGCATTGCGGACTGGTTATCGCCGATACGACGAAAGAAATTGAGGCCCGAATAAAAAACTCCGAAGGGATTCCTGGGAACGGTTCATCGTCAGCGAATGCCGACGACTCGGGATCACCGAATGGGAGTACTACGAACGATTCGACGACGACCACCAGTTGAACTTTTACGCATCCGACGAGTTGGACCGACGGGAGGCGCGGGAAAGCATGATCCCACGCGCTCAGACATGGGAAGAGATGAAGCAGAACCTGGGAGGGTTTTGAGCATGAGCCAACAAGAACAACCGGAAATCACGGACGTTACGACAACGATGACGGAAAATAGGCGCCGCCATCGACCTGAAAAGATCGAGATTCGCACAACGGACATTGCGCCCGAGGCGGTAACGCTCAAGTGCGGCGATCTGGAAATTAAGCCAGTGCCGCATACGGACGGTTCCAAAGGTCCGCCGCGCTACGAAGTCTCAATCGGCGGAAAACTTGTCGCAGCCAAAGAAGTATCTCTGCACATCGGCATTGATTGTCTTGCGGAAGCTCGCATGGTTTGGCTGCCTGATTTGTCCGAGTGGAAAGGATAGTCAGTGGCTCTTGGCTCCTCCGTCTACAAGATGGTTTTCGACACGCAGGGGATTACCAACGTCACTGCGAGCCGTCGAGAACTTGCGCTGCAAAAGCAGATCTTGGAGGAGACGAAGCCAGCCGTTGAGAAGTACGGCGATTCTCTGGACGTGCTTGGACGGCTGCTCCGCAAGCAACTGATCGACGTTGAGCAGCACAACGAACTCAATCGACAGCTCAAGGCTGAACTGCCTGAAAATGTCTCCGCTGAAAATGCCATGACTGCGGCATTGCAGGAAGGCGCCTCAGCACGTCGCAGCATCATGACTGCAACGGAGCAACTTGCAGAGGCGGAAAAGCGATACGCAGCAGCCAAGCGTGGCGTTGTTCAACTTCAGAACGACGGCATCATCACCGATGAGAAGGCTGGCGAAGCACTGGCCAATTTGCGGGCCAATTCGCCAGCAGCTATCGAGGCAGAAAACAAACGAGCCATTGCGGCGCGTGAGGTGTCTGGAATCGTCGAGCGCAATACGACGGCGGAAGAACGCCTTAACGCACAACGAGCGACAGCCAATCGACTCCGCGGGCAACTTGGGGAAACTAACTACGCGCGAGAGATTCAGCGGATCAACAGTCTGCTGCCAGAAAATATTGCTCTGGAACAACGCAAGAATGCGGAGATTGCACGGGGCAAAGCGCTGAACGAACAATACATGCCGGTATGGCAACGCACAGGTCAGCAAATTACTGAATTGCGCGCGCAACACTTGGCTGGTCGAGTAGGAATCGACTCCTACCGCAACGGCATGATTCAGCTTACTGCTACACAACTCACAGGAATTCCTGTAGTTGGACGGTATGCGTCAATGCTCGCATCAATTGGACCTGCTGGAGTAGCCGCAACCGCTGGCTTAGCGATCGCTGGCTTAGCTGTTCGAAACGTCCATGACCAAATGCAAAAGATCGACGAACTGCTGAACACAGCTGAAAACGTCGGGATTGCCGCGGATCAGTTTCAGCGGATGTCGGCCGCAGCGCATCTTGCCGATATCGATGCCAGAGCATTTTCCAGCGGCATCGAAACGATGATGGTCAGCATCAGCAAGGCGGCGATGGACCCAGAAGGGAAGATTGGCAAGGTATTCAAACTGGCTGAGTTGGACTCCAAGGCACTCAAAGCGATGCGACCCGAGGAGGCTTTTCAAAAAGTCACAGTTGCACTGCAAGGCATGGCGAACGCCGACGACCGCCTTCGGGCAGCCAAGGGAATCTTTGTCAATCCGGACTTCCTGCGGATCAGTGCGTCTGACTTCGAGCTGGCAAATAAGAACATTCAGGCGATGGGCGGTGCAATCGACGACGTGAAGGCCGAGAAATTCAAAGAGATGGACAAGTCGATCGATAGCATGAATCAGAACATCGATCTGTTCTGGAAAAATCTCACCTTTGAGGTTTCTCCAGGACTGGAGACTGCTGCGAAGTCTGCCACGAAGTTGCTTCAGGCTCTTGATGTTAAAAGCTTCAATCCATTTAGCTTCGAGAATTTATTGTTGCCAGGTAATCCGTTATTCGTTGCGATCGATGCAGCAAAGAAGGCTATGGTCGGACCGCCACCCGTGAAGCCGATGGCCAATGTAACGAAAGATCGCACGGCCGCAGATGAAGATGCAGAGTCGGCCATTACTAAGCAGATGAAGACCCTCACAGACTCGATTGAAGATCAGTCGCAGAAACTTCGTCTTTCAGCGCATGCCTATGAAGAATGGAAGCTCGCACAAGCTGGTATCCCAGAAAAGCTAAGGGAAGAGGCATTAGCTCACTTCGACGCTGGAGAGACCGCAAAGCTCGCGAATGCGGCAATACTCGCCGACCAAAAACGGCAAGAGAGCGTTCGGGACACGATTGCTGCACTAGAGGACGAGACGGCGAAACTTCGCATGTCGGAACGCGCCTATCGTGACCTGCAGGTTGCCAGAAGAGTCGGTGCGGCTGGTGGTGAACCAGCGGACATCGAGACAGCAGTCAATACCGACCGAGCAACCGAGCAATTGGAAAAACAACTCGCTGTCGCTAAGAAACGCGCTGATTCTGTCAGCGGCATCATGGACGGTCTTCGAGAAGAAACATCAGCCTTGCACGCGAGCGCTGCCGCTTATGCTCTACATCGCAATGCTCTTATTTCCGGCTTGTCGGATGAAACCACAATGGCGGGTCTCGCCGCACGAGCACATCGCGACAGACAGTTGGCGTTGGCAGGTGGGACAATGCTAGAGCGAGTCGCTGCCGCTGCACTGGACGCCAAGAACGCAAAGATGGCTAAGGAGATCGACTCCGAAAAACTCGCTATCGACACGATCAAGACTCTCGAAAAGGAAACTCGTCAGTTCGCCATGACGGCGCGCGAGCGCACGATGGATGACTTGTCGACTGCCGGGATTAAGAACACGGAAGAACTCAAACACATCGATTTGCTGCTCAAGGAAAAGGAAGTTCGAGAATCCATTCTGCAATTACAGCATTCGTCTGCATTCGCAATTAAGGCTAACAGTCGAGAAGCGGCTGAGATGCTTGCACGAGCGGAGTTTGTGGGCAGTGTGATGTCACGACCATCAAGAGTCGGCGAGCCTGCTGCTACGAGCACGACGCCAGCTGTTGTGTCGAGAAGTACAGTCATCGCACCACCTCCACCAGTCGTCGCGCCAACAACGGACACCTGGAGTGCAGGAGAAAAATGGAAGCCGACTGATTTTCGCGAGAGATTCGACTCGGAGTTGCAGGAATCGCGAGCGGCTAAAGCAGTCCAAGCTTTTGAGCGTCGGCTAGAAATCGCTGCCGATCTAACCGCCAGGAGGGCTATGGATGTCGAAAATGCCACGTCAATACGAGCGGACATTGCCCGCAGTCCGTCACGGTCGGATCGCTCGGAATCGGCGGCATCGAAACCACCGGTTGTTAATACAGCCAAGATGGAATCGCTGCTCCAAAGCGCCCTCAGCGCGTTGATGCAGATCGGCAGAAATACAGTGCAGCAGCCGATGAAGATCGAAGAGGTGACGCTGTGACCATTCTTGGCGCCGCCGATCCACTGGGTGTAAAGGAGTCGTTCGATTCCGAGGGCCATATCACCTACACGTCGCGTTATCGTGTCCGCAGTAATGACCCGATGGAAAACCCAATTCTAGTGCGCAATGCCAGTGGCATTCCTGGATACGGGAGCGGTTTCAACTGGAACGGCGTAACTAATCAGAATGCCACATGCCAAACGTGTGAGACTGACAGGGAGTTTCAAGACGACAGTACGCGACTCCACTGGATTGTCACGACGACTCACTCGACCAAGCCGAATGCACGGCAGCAAACTGCAGGCGGCGGAGGTGGTGGCGGACTTCAAACGACACCCGTTGCAGATCGCTGGAGAGCAAGTGGAAGCTTTTCACAGGGGACTCGCATTACTTCGCTTGATAGGTTTGGATTGCCGATCATGACGACGGCGAAGGAAACAAAGCGATTTGAAACTCTAGATTTTCATGACACCCTGACTCTCGACGGTGCATCGCTAACGATGAGCTTGCCTATTCGCGCACAGGCAGTCGGCCACTGCAACTCGGAAACGATATGGGGACTTACTGAACGAAAGGTTTTGCTCGGACAGTGGCAGTGGCAACTCGTATGGCAGGGAAACGTTTCTTACTTCACACACCGATTGGAATTTTTGATTAAGTACGACAAATGGAATGAGTTTTGGGTCAACGAAGGCAAGTACTCGCTGGAATTCACACCAACTGGTCAGCGAGAAAAGCGATTGATCCCATCTCCAAATGACTTAGGAACGATGACTAGGTTACTCGACAACTCCGGTCAGGTCATTTCAGAAACGGCGCTGCTTAATCCAAGTGTGCCACCGATCAAAATCAACGAAAATGAAATTATCGACGAGTTCGATTTTACGACACTTAGCGGATTGATCGGCATGCCAAACCCGCTGCCAGGGAATTTTGTTTGAGGACGCAGTAATGGCTAATGAGATTCAAACACAGATCATTACGACTCTTACCAATCCCACGTCGAGCACGACCGCTGCACTATTGCGAGCCGTATTTGATCACGGTGCGTTTATTCTAGCCCAGACAAATGCTGCGGCGTTTTGCGACACAGTTACCGTCGGATTCGCGGCGGATCAAGTTATTTCAATTCCCGCAAGTTCGAAGTTCACGGCCGCAACTCAAGGATTGTTTTGCGCTATCAACCGCGACCCCACGAATTACGTCGACCTTGGTCCAAACAATGGCGGAACGGTGCTTCCATTGGTGCGATTGTATCCGAGGACACCAATTCAATTTCCAGTTGTTCCAAGCGTCGTAATGCGATGGCAGGCCAGCATAGCTGCTTGCGATGTTCAGTTCGTTTGGCTGGCCAAGTAATGATCACGCTCCGCCAATTCTCCGAAAAGACGACCAAAGACCTTCGGCGGCTCGTCGAACGCGATCGTCAAGAGAAGACATTCACTACAGGAGCACTAGAAGACGAATCTTCGAGTGGTGTATGTGGTGAGCGATTTGCGCGAACGACAACCAGAACCGAGAATCCAGTTTATCCATCAACGCCAGCCACCAAATTCGTCGTGGAGTTCGGTGAGTACAAATTCGATAACACGACAACCGGCAATGAACTCGCCGTCTTTACGGCTTACACCCCGAAGACGACCCGGATTGCTTACTCACGTTTTGGCTGGTTGCCACAAAACACACTCGTCAGGATGAATCTCCACCACGGACGCTGGTTCATCAAGTCCGACTACACCCTGGTTCGCCATCTGGCGAAGACAACCTCGTTAATAGCATCTAAGGGAAGCGGCCCGGTCAATATTTGGATCAATGACCTCGTGAGTTCTCCGGTGTGGCAGGTCACAGCCTGGAACACTTGGATGAACGGTACTTCAACGATTGGCAGTGGCAAGGAAGTGATTATTGAGTGGTTCCAGCATCTCAACAACGGTGCTGGAAGGTGGCTCATTACCGAGGTTCAGTGCTAAATGCCGCGGTACTCTCCAGGTTGCATTTGCTGCATCTGCATAATTGCCGACACCGATGACGCGGCTACCGCATGCACGGGAATCTGGACAGGCACGACCACCAGAACCCCAGACGGTGACGATTCGCTGTTGATGTACGACATCACGGTTCTCAGTGGATCGACTTGGTACGTCAAGGCTACAGTCCAATTCGATCCGGCTGCGAGTGGAAGTCCAGAAGCAGTCGGCAGAATCGTTGGCGGTGCGACGGACTGTGACAATTATTACAGCTTTGAATACAACCCGTTTCGCGGTGCGACGGGTTTAAGCGGCGATCGGAGATTGATAAAGGTTGTCGGAGGTGTCGCAACAGTTCTTGCCAGATATCCCCACGCAACCACCACCTACGCTAGTGTTTCCGATACTTCAATCCTGAATCTTTGCTGGGACGGGACTACGCTGACAGGCTGGACTGGATCAGGTGCTCCGTCCGGAGTAATCGCATCCCGAGACGTATCAATCTCCGATGCACAAGCTGGACTGATGGTGACGACCTACGTCGACATGGACGCCGTGAATTTCACCAGCTTCAGTTTGGAGCGATCCGGTGGTTTATGCCAAGCGTGTCCTGAGCACTGCTGCATGGGACCGGTTCCAACAAGTCTCACCCTTGAAATAGCAAACATCGATTCTGAGAGTAAGGCATACAGTGGAGGCATTTGCCATTTGGATTGTAATGGACTCAACGGCACTTTCGTGCTACCGAGAAAGGGAGCGAACGGTTCAGATGCAACCGCTGGTGATGCGGTTTGTTCGTGGAAGCTCGATGTACCGCTCGTCGGCACCCCGGATCCACCATGCACGCCTGCCACTGCAACCGCCAATTTCGTCATTGGCACTTCAACTGTTGCCGGCGTTACTACAATCACCGTCACAATTTCTCACGGAGGAATCGGAACCTTAGCCATACTTCAAGCCACGACGACTCTCCCATGCTCTGACTGGACGAATTGGATTGATCTGACAGCCGGTGGCTTTGCCTGTAGCCTTGCCGGAACCAACACTGTCTTTCGGATCAAAAAAACATAATGCAAACCTTCACCTGTCCATCCTGCGGACTGACTCACCAAAGCGAGCGAATCGTTTTGCCGTTCTATCACGAATGCGCAGGCGCGTTGCGAGTTGACTCTGACGCTTCACTCGTCACCGGAGAAGGCGAACCGGTAATGCCGTCTCCAGCCGTGCTCATTCCGCCAGTGCTGGAGGCTCTACCTCATGGACCGGGGACAGAGCTTGCCAAGATCCTGAGAGAGCTTGGATTGCCTGAAAGCCAATGTCTGGGATGCCTCGGGCGGATTGTGCAAATGAATGAATGGGGAGTCGAAGGATGCCGCGAACATCGGGATGAGATTGTCGGATGGCTGCAAGAGGGATTCGCCAACACCGATTGGAAGACACGTGTCACTGCAGCAGCCAAGGCATTCCAGACTGGACTGGCGTTTGAGGTCAACTGGCTGGATCCGTTCTCTGACTTCGTGGATGAGGCGATACGGAGAGCAGATGCTAGTTTTTCTTCACATTAGTAGCTGGCTTCCAATCCTTGAACCGCTGTATTTCGGCATCGGTCAACGGACGAGCAACCAGAAGCGTCTTGGTGCTTCCAGCTGCGGTGTCGTACTGCTTGTTTCTGGTGAATACGATCGGTTGCTTAAATTCAATTGTGGCACCGTCAGACCACGAAGTGGTATCGTGTTCGAGCCAGAATTCATGGGTAGCGGCAGCTTTCGGTTGCGATAGACCACCAGTCGGCGATACGACAGCCGATTCTCCGCGTGACATCGAAACGATCGCGTTTTTGTTATCGATAACTTGGACAATCGAAAGTGATCCTCTCCAGACTATTCCAGCACTAGCAACCCTTGGCGAGTCAATGTCTGGTAGATGATTCTCGCCAGCGCGTTTTACAAAGCCCTCCATTTTATTCAGGAATTCTTCTGCTCGTTTTATTTCTTGTTGTTTGGCTTCCCTGCTTGGAATCTCTGTGGTTCGATTCCACGGTAGCTTTCCTTGGTATGCAGTTCGGATCGTACTTTTTCCAGGAACAATCTTCGCTGTTTTAATGGACTGCAGTTGCAACTTCGCGATTGTGGCATTGGCTTCGAGATCCGCTTTTGTTGGCAATTCCGAGTAAGCCTGCTCAGCAACCTTGTCCACCCATTTCAAGTCAGGCTCGTCCGCGCCAATCGCCGCAGTCAGAACCAAAGCCAGTAACATCGCCTGCCTCCTCGTGAGTCGAGATCACCCCGCCAACCTACGTGGTTCGCCGGCCGGGCTCAACTCTTGGCGGCTGGAATATGCGTCGTGGCGATGGCTGGGGGCTTGACTTTACGAATCTCGCGGAGTTTCTGGCGAGTCCCACCAGTACCTCGGCGGTTGCGGTGACGGGCCATATGCCTGCGATCGATCAATGTAGTGTTTCTTCATTTCTGCCGTCTTGTGGCCTAAATACCGCTGCGTGTCCGCTGGCCTGATCGATTCCAGTTGCGTGGCACCCGTTCGTCTAATTTGCTGGAGTACACCGCGGCGAACTCCTGACGGTCGGAGCATCCAGATTCTCCAGCACTCATAGAAACCTTTCTCTGTTCCCGGCCATTTCAGTGGATTTTGCCCAGGTAATAGCCGAATAGCATTAAGAGTTTCCTGATTGACCTGCGGTTCATGCGGCCAGCCGGTTTTGTTTTGCCGCAACACAATCACCCCGTTTGATAAAAAGCTGCTTTGTTCGAGCCGCCACAGATCCCCGCGCCGCAATCCAGATTCATAAGCAGCATCGAGTAACGTCACGAGATACAGTCGCCGCGAAGCGCCATTCTTTATGAATCCCGAAGCCGCCATTGCTGCTAGTCTCAGCTTGCGCAACTCGTCCAGGGTCCACGCAACTGGTTGCGGTTCTGGTTTGGGTGCCTTCCGCAGTCGGCCAGGCCAAGCAACCTCTTTGAACTCTGCTAGGAACCGCCACAAGCAAATCAAATTGCTGCGGAGCCCGCTGCGGGTGCGAGGGGAATAGCGCTGCTCAAGCCAGGCAATCCACGAACTGACGCGATCTTCTTCCAAGTCGGCTGACGTGGATTGATAACCCAACCACGAATCAAAAATCGTGACCGTGTGCCGAAGAAAATACGCGGCTTTCACGCATAGACCACGGCGCAGCGCATACCGGTCGCACCAGTCAACAAGAATGACTGGATTCGACATTTCGAAGTTCTGCCCCTTCGCCATTTCAATCGGCGATTCTGGGGCGATTCATTCAAGCCGAATGCCGAATCCGTGGTAACCCACAATCCGTTGAAGTCCTTCTAAAGTCCTACGAGGGGGAGGACGTTCGAGTCCTACCGGGGGAGCTTTTGAGAACTTGCGGCAGTCGCCAGCCATCGCAAGACGCTGGGGGCTATTCGCTTAGTGTGAGCCTTACTAACGGCTGCCGCTTGTTTCTCTTGCCAATTGTCCGATGAATGGTAGCATAAGGAGCCTATTTATGGCAATTAGGAAGGATAAGAGCAGAGCCATGAACATCCGTGGATACTTTACCTGCGAACAGGCTGCGTCTCGCGCTGGGATGAAGGTCGATACCGTTCGCCGGTACGTTCACCGCGGATTAATCAATGCCGGGCTGATCGGCGACGTGTACCTAATCTCTTCGCAAGAACTCAATCGCTTTCTCAAGAATCGTCGAAAACGCGGGAATCCCAATTTTGTGCGGCAAAAGCAGACTGCATAATTTTTTAAAAAATGGACTTGCAATTGTCCGATTGACGGGATAGACTCCCGCACGCTGAACGTTTTGGCTTAGTAACCAGATCATTCAGTTTGAAAACACTAGGCAACCTCTTGCGGCATTCTTAGCCGCGACCGAGTTGCAATCAGGAACTCGATTTCGCGATCACGGACGTTTGGAAGTAATCGCGTACATCAAACAATGACCCTCCGCAATTACCTTCGCCGCATCTCCTTCCGCAATCACCTGCTGGCTTGTCGGCAGTTGCGATACCTCGAATCCCAGAAGTTTATCCGAACGATCGTCTACTTCGACCCGCACGCGAATCTGTACATCTCGACGTTCGTTGAATGCGGCTACGAAGTCAGCGTGGTTTGGAGATTCACAACGCGGTGTAACTACGTGCGAGTGATTAGTCGCTGGTACGAGCTTCACCACGCGATCCAGAGTGCCGTGCGGATTGCCAAGAGAATGAAACGGGAAAGGGTGAACACCGTGAACGTGAGGATAGCTGAGTGACGCAACTCGTAATCATTTTCCTCGTTGGTTTTCTGATGGGATGGCTTTCACCGTTACCAAGGTTATTGCGGTGTCTGTTTCCGTCGCAACTGGACTTCATGCGACGTGCGCGTGACGAGGAGATTGCTAGTCGGCGGTTTGACGCAGAGACAAAGCGAATGATTCGCGAGTTATACGAGGAGCGAACCCAATGACGCAGATAACGAACGCTCGCTGTCCCTACTGCAAGCAGCTCGTCCAAGTTGTGGACCCGAAGACGGCGACACCCTTTTTTGTGCAGCACAAGCACAAGGGAGCGACGTGCAAGGGAAGTCTTCTCGGAGTGGCTAAATCGAATCAGGAGACCAGTTCGTCATGATTCGTGTTTATCAATACAAACTGTACCCGAATCAGACTCAGATCAAAGCGATGAGCGGTTGGATGGGAACGTGTTGCTGGCTTTACAATCGCGCCTTAGAGCATCGGATTAAAGCTTGGAAGCGTCGTGGCGAGTCGGTGAGTCTCTACGACCAATCGAATTTACTCACACAGCAACGCGGTCGCATTGAATCACTGCGGATCATTCCAGTGGAATTCGAGCGTGACGCGTTACGTCGCGCCGATCGTGGGATGAAGGCATTCTTCCGGCGATGTAAGGCTGGAGAGAAACCGGGATTTCCGAGATTTCGATCCGTTCGCAGGTACAGTTCGCTCGAATTCCTTGCAGTAGGTGTTTATCTCAATGGAAATCGTATTCGCGTTCCGAAGCTGGGCACTGTTCGTTGTCGCGGACGATTGTTGCCTGAAGGCACACAAAAAGCCTTGCGCGTAATTCGTCGAGCAAGTGGGTGGTATGCGCAGATCATCTTGGATGACGGCAAGCAGCCACCAATAACGAAGCCGATTGAATCTGCAATAGGTATCGATGTCGGCCTTACGCACTTTGCAACTTTGAGTACTGGGGACCAGATTGAAAATCCGCGATTTCTGGAAACGTCGCAGTACAGACTGTCCGCTTTTCACCGGCGAGTTTCTCGACGGATAAAAGGTAGCATCCGCCGACACAAGGCAGTGAATTCACTTCGTCGTCAGCACGAGCGCATAGCGGATCAACGCAAGTATTTCTGCCACCAACATTCAACGGCATTGGTGCGGCAATTCGATTTGATAGCCGTTGAAAAACTGAATGTGAGCGGCATGTCCCGTTCGCGATTCGGAAAGAGCATCTTGGATGCAGCATGGGGAATGTTCTTTGCTCAGCTTGTCGTCAAAGCAGCATACGCTGGGCGGCAAGTTGTGGCTGTGAATCCGCGTGGCACATCCCAGGAATGCCCTGACTGCGGACGGCTTATGTCGAAGAAGTTATCCGAGCGAACGCACTCCTGTGAGTGTGGCCTGACATGCCATCGGGACCACGCCAGTGCAAGGGTGATATTAGCTCGCGCCGTGGTGGCAACCGCGGCGACTCGCCCGTGGACGGAACCTGCCTCTGACAGTGCGCGAGTTGCGCATTGCCAAGTGGGCCGAATGAAGCGGGTAGACAGAAGTAAGTCATTGCCACTGACTGCTTGTGCTCAGTCTGTCGGCGATAGCCCGGTGTGACAGTTCAGATCGTCGCACCGGGTTTTGAATCAGGAGAAAGTTCATGTCCAAAGGCGTTCGATTGCAAACCGGTGGTAAGCGTATGCACGGCACGTCTATTCCGGCTGGTGGACGCAAGCCAGGAAAGGGACGACTGCGACGACGGAATTCGATCAGGAGACCGGCTAACACCCGGTAAGGATGCGTTGGCAAGGAGTCAACGGAATATGGAGTCGGCCGCCGGCTAGTTCGGAACGACACCGGCGCGGCTCCAGCAATGGAGTACAGACAATTGGAGTACAGACAATGTTGTGCCTTGGAATTGCAGTAGACGAAAAAATCCTCATCGGCGACACGATCACGGTGATGCTCCTCTCCACAAAGACCGGACAGGCGAGACTTGGATTTGATGCACCGGATCACGTAGCAATCGACCGAGAGGAAGTGCGGCAGAAGATCATTGCCAGTGGTGGAGACCGTCGCGTCCAACGAAAGGACATTCCCTCGTCTCTCGGGTTCACGAAGAAGACCGCTACGTGGCTTCAGGGTGCGATCCTAGCCGCCAAGGCGACCGGCGATGACAAGCTCCCTGTGTACGAGTCCATGCTGGCAGAAGCGACTGCAGTGATCGAATCCGAAAGCCTGGAGGCAGCATGACACCGCAGAACACCACAACATATCGAGGTCGCGATACGGCTGACCTGCTTGGACAAGCCATCGCACAGTTGAAGGTTGGGTGCGTTACTGCAATCGCCATGATCCCTAACGATCCCGTGTGGAACGGGACACGGCGCGACTTGCAGAACGAACTCTACCGATTGAAGGACATCGAGGACCACGTGAAATCGAACGGTGAGTATTTGAGGAGCCAATCGTGACTCGCATCGACGCATACGGAAATGAGATCTATCCCGGTCAGGTCGGGTATCAGTCGGCTGATCGGCAAGTGAACGAACAGTGGAAGCCAGTTGGGAGGACGGTAATTGTGGACGTTGAACCGAAGCGAGCACAACTATTGACGCATTCCCGCCAGGACACATTCAAGACCTGTCGCAAGAAACATTTTTTTTCCTACGAGCTTGGACTGCGGCCAGTCACGGATGCGAAGGCGCTTCGAATGGGCGCGGCTTATCACGATGCCCTGGAAAACCTCGAGACAGGTGGCACGCTCGATTCGGCTGTGGAACTGGTGCGAACTCTCTACGGCGTAGTTGATGCCTACGATCAGACTGAACTCGATTACGAATGCGAAACTGTTCTTCGATTGGTCTGCGGCTATGTATGGCGTTGGGAGTCGTATCGTCTCGAATTCATTGCCGCCGAATTACCGTTTGAGATTCCCTTGAGGAATCCAGAGACAGGTGGCACGACTCCCAACTTTCTACTTGCTGGCAAGATCGACGGCATTGTGAAGCTCGACGACGGACGACTCGCAGTCATCGAGCACAAGCTGCTCTCGGAAGATGTCGCCAGCGATTCGCAATTGTGGCGCCGGCTGCGAATGGACCATCAGATTTCGATGTACGTGCTCGCAGCCAGAAAGCTCGGGTATCCAGTCGATGCGGTCCTTTACAACGTCTCTTGCAAGCCATCGATCAAGCCGACGCTCGTTCCTGTGCTCGACAGGTTGGGCGCCAAGATCGTGCTCGATAAGTACGGCGACCGGGTGAAGACCGAGAAGGGTTGTTATCGGCAAACAGGCGACACAAACAAAGGCTACGTCTTACAGACTCGTCCCATGCTGGCCGACGAATGGGGTGAGAAGTTAGCCAACGACATTGTTTCGCAGCCCGACCGCTATTACGCACGCATGGAAATCCCGCGCCTCGACCAAGACTTGGAAGAGTACGAGAACGAACTTTGGGATATCCAGCGAACCATTCGTGACGCGCAGCTCAACAACCGTCACTTTCGGACCTGCAATAAGAACACATGCGGGTTCTGTTCCTACTTCGATATTTGCTCAGCGGGATTCGATCACAACTCTGTTCCGTCGGGTTTTGTCCGTTTGTCCGATGTAAATCCAGAATTAGGGAGAACCAATGTCAACGTCATCGCCCCCGGCACCACCGCCGAAGAAACCACCTACACCGCCCCCTTCTAAAACAACCGCTCAACCAACTTCACCTGCACGAGTGCAGCGAACCTTTGAAGTGGTTAGCGGTGTTACCAAAACACATCACAAAGTTGTCATCTATGGACCTGGCGGCGCCGGAAAAAGCACTCTGTGCTCGCTCATTTCCGAATACGTCGAGAAGGCAGTGTTCATTGATCTTGGCAGCGAAACTGAGTTCTTGGACGTTTCGCGAATTGGTGACAAAGACTCACCGATTGAGACCTGGGACGAACTGAGATCAATCCTGCACAACGATTCGATGTGGACCGGTGTTGATGCCATCGTTGTCGACTCACTGACCAAAGCCGAAGAACTGGCAATCAATTGGACGCTTCAAAACGTCAAGCACGAGAAAGGGCATTCGGTTTTTGGAATCGAGGAATATGGCTGGGGAAAGGGATACGTTCACGTTTACGAAACATTCCTCCAGTTGCTTGGCGACTTAGATGCTCATCAACGTCGCGGCCGTCACATCATCTGCACTGCCCACGACTGCACCGAAAAGGTTCCAAATCCCGAGGGAGAAGATTGGATCCGTTACGAACCGCGGTTGCAGAACGCAAGCAGGGGAAACATCCGCAGTCGCGTCAAGGAGTGGGCCGATCATCTTCTCTACGTCGGATTCGATACAGCGGTGAGCAAGGCTGGAAAAGCCACCGGTGCCGGAACTCGCACTATTTATCCAGTCGAGCTGCCAGCTTGGCTGGCCAAGTCTCGAAGTCTGTCAGAGCCAATCGTGTATCCAAACGGCTCATCTGAATTATGGAAGCAGCTTTTGCAAGGGAGAACCTCATGACCCAACAAATCGATCGCGAAGGAGTGTTCCAAGGGATCATCACGGAGTATGGACTCCGAGAGAAATCCGAAACCGGAACGCTGGCAGTTGCCATCAAAGCTCAGCTAGATGCAATGTGGAACGGAGAAGGCTGGGATGACTGGAAAGAATTCGAGATGGAAGCCAGCGGCTTTCTCTACATCATTAAAAAGGATGGCCAGCCCAATACCGGACAGGTTGAATCCTTGGTGCGACATGCCGGATGGGACGGAGCGTTGAAGTCGTTGATTGACGGAACGTGGCAGCCAACACCCTGTCAGTTCACGATCAAGGCGAATGAGTACCAAGGGAAAACTGACTACCGAATTGACTTCATCAACGAGTTGAACCGGGTTCCCGGTCAGATGAGCAACGTGACTGACGACAAGCTCAAAGCGCTTGAAGCGAAGTTCGGAGCTCCACTGCGTGCAATCGCTGGCAGTGCCAAGCGTAACGCTGCACCAGCTGCCGATGCAAAGATGCCCAAGCCGAAGAAAGCGGCTCCAGCACCAACACCTGCAAAGGATGCTTTGGCAAGAGCAATGGGTGCTGATCCGGCAGCGGCGAATGAATCAATCCCGTTTTAATCCGGCGCGTGCCGGGTTCTCCCTCCGCACTCCGAGCGAGTTGGTCGGAGTGCGGTCTGGGAGAAATTAGGAGCTTGCGGCAAGGACTGGAACGAAGACCGATGACACGAAAGAGAAAATCAACCGGCAAGAGGCTGCGATTTTCGATCTTCAAGCGGGATCAATTCACATGTGTTTATTGTGGGAGAACTCCACCAACTATTGTGCTGGAATTAGACCACATCGTGCCAGTGTCGCGTGGTGGTTTGACTGAAGAAACAAACCTTGTAACGGCCTGTGTTGATTGCAACGCTGGCAAAACTGACAAGTTATTGACGGACGTTCCACGGCCAATCGAAGCAGCATTGACAGAGCAAGTTGAACGACGGGAGCAGCTTGAGGAATACAACCGATACCTTCTGGCGGCTCGAAAGCGAGAACAGGAATTAGCCCGAGAGATCGGAGTGTATTGGTGCGATTTAATTTATGGAGACTCCGAGGCTGGAAAGTGGATTTGCAGCAATGCGAGGCTCCGGTCGATCGGCATATTTATTAAGCGATTGCCGGCCACTGATGTCTTTGAAGCAATGGACCGTGCTGTAGGAAAACTGCAGCCATCCCCAAATCGCGATGAGAACGCTTGGAAGTATTTTTGCGGTATCTGTTGGAAAAACATTCGCAAGCGCGAAGCACCATCGGAGACTGCATAGTCGTGATTGTCGACCCCGATTTTTGTGACCACTGGAAAACAAGGATGCTTGTCGGCCTCCTTGACGGCGACGAGGCGGCGCCGGTTTACGTGCTTCGTATTTGGTCCCATTGTCAGAACAGGCGTCAAGCACAATTCGACCTGTCTGCGGAGGCTCTTAAAGCCCTCTGTCGATTTCCTGGCAACTCCAACAGGTTGGAGGCCTCGTTAACGGCTTCGGGTTTTATTCGTCGCGCAGAACGGACGGCTGCGGAGAGCAGTCAACTAATTGTCTGCGGTTGGGAGGATCACAACGCAGCGCTCTTGGCATCCTGGAACAATGGGCGAAAAGGTAGAGGTAAGTCCAAGACGGACGAACCCACGGGTATGTCCACGGGTCCACCCACGGGTGAGTCTGTGGGTATACCCACTCCTCTACTCTCCTCTGCTCTTTCGAAAGCGCTTGAAGTAAGTAAATCTTTCAATACGGAAAGAGTTCGAACTGCAATTGGGGAATGGGTAAAGCATTTTGAGAATCGCGTTGGAAGGAAATATACCGCAACGAAACTCAACAGCGACCTAATGGAAGCAACTCGCAAGGGTTGGACCGAAGAACAAGTTTTCACATCGATTCACTTTTCGATTTCCAAGGATGGAAAGTCTTGGTGTGACCCAGAAAACGATTTTGAAAAACAGGCGAAGGATAAAGCAAATGGAAAATCAAAAGCAGGTCCAGGTCAGATCCACAACCCAGCAGCCAAGCGTGTCAATGACTTCTGACAAACAAGAAATGGCTGAACTGCAAAGGCTGGTTGAGCAGCGTCGAAAGGAATCAGGAGTTGTGGTAAACGATCCAAAACCAGTTGCACCACGTTCGCTCCCACCGCAATTGTCTGCCGAAGAACTTGAGCGTCGAGAACAGCGTGAGCAGCACCGGCGCCGCCAGGAAATCGAGAACGAGAAATTCAGCCGGTGGAAATCTCTTGTATCCGACCGCGGAAGCCGTTACGCGGATTGCATGATCGAAACATTCGACGCCACGACGACGGCACAAAAAAACGCGGTTGAACTTGTCAGGGAGTATTGTGCGGAGATCAGCGACAACGTGCGTGAAGGTCGCGGGGTCGTTTTGTTTGGACCTCGTGGAACCGGCAAGGATCATCTGGCGATGGCGATTTGCCGTGTGCTGATCCGCTCTGACTTCAAAGTCAAGTGGCAGAACGGAATGGATCTATTCGGCGACATTCGGGACTTGATGGATGACGATGGCGCGGTTTCGGAACGGGCATTTGTAGAGCGGATGGCGCGACCGGACGTCCTCTACTTGAGCGATCCACTACCGCCGATCGGGAATCTAACGCAGTTTCAAGCGGCGATGTTGTTTCGGATTTTGGACAAGCGATACAGCGCCGTAAAGCCCGTGATTTGCACCGTCAACGTTGGCAGTCGCGAGGAACTTGATGGACGGATTGGCGCGCAGAACAGCGATCGGCTGCGTCACAACGCACTTGCAATTGCTTGTGACTGGGAGAGCTATCGGCAAGCCGCAAAGAAAGCTAACTGACATGGACCTGCATTCCGACATCTTGGAAGTCATCGCATCATCCCGTTTTCCAATGTCCACAGACGACATCTGGCAGGACGTGCGAATCTGGCCTCTGTCGCGCGGCGAGAAGATGCGAGTCGTGTCGGTCGAGGAAGTGACGATTGATCTGTCGAGCTTGGTTCACGATGGCGAGGTGGAGTCAGTGAGCATCGTCGGCGAACAGCGGTACAGGATTCCGCGCGTTGTGAAGCACGAAGAAAAGCAAATGGAGTTGTTTCGATGAACTTGCTATCCGAACAAGAAACCGCAATAGCCTTCACTGTCTACGGTAAGCCGGCGCAGCAAGGCAGCAAGTCGGCAATGGTCCGTAACGGTCGAGCGATCATGTTCGAGGCGAATGCAAAATCGAAAGCGGAGTGGCGTCAGTCGGTTGTGATGGCTGGTCAGGCTGCAATGAAAGACGGCGGACACTTGAGACTTGCCGGACCGGTCGAGTTACGTGTCACGTTTTTCTTTCGTCGTCCGCAATCGCATTACGGCAGCGGAAAGAAAGCGGCGGTACTGAAATCATCGTCCCCGCAGCAGCACGTTCAAACACCGGACTTAGACAAGCTCGTGCGCAACATCGGAGACTCGTTGACGGGGGTTGTGGTCAACGACGACCGGCAGATTTATTCGCTCATCGCACGGCGCGAATGGACTGAGGATTCGGAGCGAGCGGAGATTCTAGTTCGAGAGGTTTAGAGGGAACGGTATTACGGCATAGAGGACCGCAACCATGACAACGCAGGCAGGAATTATGAACCGTGAGTTACCCAACGTTATCGGAGTACTTCGAACAGACGTTCAATGCTTCAGTCGTCTAGCCGCTTTCAGGATCAGATCGCGAATCCATGTACGCAATCCAGGGCCAACCTTTGCCTGTAATTCCGCGAGTTCAGCATGTGTCAGTTTGATTGTTATCGTCGCCGACTGCTTGTCCTCGGCGCTTTTCGGAGGTCGTCCGCGTTTTCTGGTGTTTTTGTTCATGTCGTAAGTGTATATCGGCTAGTGCGTTCTGGGAACCCCCAAAAATACTTTGCAAAATAAGCCGTAAGGGTATTTACGGGAACTCCCGAAAATGTACAATGCGGGTACGAAGGACGAAACGAAACCTGACTCGAAAGGACGAAACAAATGACTATCGCCACCATGAACATTGACAATCTTGGAACTCTTGCTGCCAACGTTGCCATGCGAGCGGCCGCTGAATATGTCCGGGCCAATAACTTGAAGGTGCTTGATTACGATGCCGCTACGGAATGCCTTCTGTCTTACTGCAAATCATGGATCACGATTGCACTGCGAGACGCCAAGGAAGCGATTGACTGCGGCATGATGCAAGTTGCCGAGACAACATTCAAAGCGACGATGGCTCAAGCTGGAATCGAAGCAGCGAAGGAATTTGCGTGGCCAGCCGACTACCAGCCGGCGTAGTCGAGGTGTCCACGAAGTGAGGCGATGGGGCCGCGCTGCCATACGCGGCTTAAATGAGCGGAGTGGGGCGACGCCCATCGTTTCGCGTTATTTGAAATTTCAAACACAGTGAGGTGAGCAATGTTAGTCCTGTCGAGAAAAGAGGGTGAGCGACTTTATGTTGGCGACGACATCGTCATATACGTAAACGAAGCTCGGAACGGAATTGCAAGACTTGGAATCGAAGCGCCCAAGAGCGTCAAGATCCGTCGCGACGAACACTATCAAAACGACAAACGCATGGAGGCGAAACAATGAGCGTTCCATTACCAAATCATCCGAACTTCAAGAATCTTACCGGTCAACGCTTTGGCCGGTTGGTCGTTGTCGAATTCGCAGGAAGGGTGCCTGCCGGACGGCAAACACATTCCCAGTGGAGGCTGAAGTGTGATTGTGGGAGAGAGCACATCACACTTGGGACTAACCTGAACAACGGTACGTGCAAGAGTTGTGGTTGTCTTGCGGAGGAATCTCGCCGTGAATCAAACCGTACACACGGACAACATGGCACTCGGCTTTACACCATTTGGAACGGAATGCGTGAGAGGTGTCACAATGTCAGTGACGACAAGTCGTACAAGCAATACGGAGCAAAGGGAATAACTGTTTGCGACGAATGGCGGTACTCCTTCGAGGCATTTTACGAATGGTCAATGGCAAATGGTTATCGGGATGATTTAACCATCGACCGATTCCCACATCGCCAGGGCAACTACGAACCAAGCAACTGCCGCTGGGCAACAATTACGGAGCAGGCTCGCAACAAAGATTCTGTGATTGTCATTACTGCGTTCGGCGAATCGAAGACCGCGATTGAATGGGCGCAAGATCCAAGGTCGGTTGTCGGGCAAGGTACGATCCGCGGACGAGTCAATAAAGGCTGGGATCATGAGAAGGCGATAACGACGCCGACGAAGATTCCCGCATTCAACCTGGATCACATCACCGCGTTTGGTGAAACAAAGTCGATGGCCGAGTGGTCGCGTGATCCCCGGTGCGTTCCGAACTACCGGGCGCTTGTGAAACGCATTAGACGCGGATTCACACCGGAACAGGCAATAACTCTGCCTCTGTCGTCCGGTCATCTATACGAGAAGGCTTTTGGTGTCAGTGACCGAAAGTCGGCTGTTGTGTTGGCTAAAGGCAGCGGAATTGAGAGAGGGACATCGTGACTAAATCACTACGCTTGCCGTCACCGTGTCCACAAGTCGAGTTACCGAAGACGGTATTCGAGTCGAGTGAGTTCGATCAATTGGTGGAGTACCTATGAGCAATTCTTTACGAGGTCGCTTTTACTGGGGTAGTGCGTATCGTGACTTTCGTGGCGCCAAAGGCGGACCAGATGACTGCGAGTTGTTGGTTGATGGTGTCGTGACTTCAGAACCCGTTGACTTCGTGGATACCGAAGCTGGGATGTATCGAGTCCTCGACAAAGAAAGTGACGGTTCATTCCGTCTCACGCGAGACCTGTCTGAAATTTCGAGGACGGTGAAGGCCGGGAAGTTGGAGTTGAGGAAGCGATGCGAGAAGTAGTGGGACCATAACTATTTAGATCAACAAAGTCGACAAGGAGCAGGACGTGTCAAAAGAGTCGAGCGCTGGTAGTGGCGGGATTGGATTCACTGGCCTGCTGACCATTGTCTTCATCACGCTCAAGTTGTGCGGGGTGATTAACTGGTCGTGGTGGTGGGTGCTCGCACCAATCTGGATCACGGTTGGAATCCTGCTCGCCATCGTTGCATTTTGTTTTGTAATGGCGGCGGTCAATGGAGAGTTTAGTCGGCAGCGACGGTGAACATCGGTGCTATCACAAAAGTAGATAGGTGATTTCGATGGATCAAATATCGCAGCGACCGCCGATGGGGCGCCCGAAGAAACCAGACAAAATCGACCGACCAGAAACGCTCTACGTTCGCTTATCGCGTTGGGAGAAGTTGGAGATCCTCAAAGGCGCCAAAGGCAGCAGCGTTGTCGAGTGGTGCCGCAGGACGCTATTAGGCGCGGCTGGGCGCCATAAGGCGCAGTCAGATGAAATCGGAAGGCTGTCGGCGGCTGTCGAGTTTTACAAGAACGCTTTCCAGCAGAGTCGGTCGCAGGGTGGTGAATGTCCAAAACCCGATATGGTTCCTGCCAGGATCCGCTTGCCAATTCGAATTGCAGGTGACTGGCCGATTGGACACGACACCCAAGTTGGTCCTGGCGATTTCGATTGTGAATGCAACCAGTACGGAGCGATCAGCGTTAAGGCAGAGAACGGAGAGTTGCTCGGGGTGATGTTATACGAGTGTGACATTTTGGAGTGGAAGCCAAACGACAAGCTGTAAACAGCGATGGCATTCATAGATACCAAAAGGACTTGTGATGATTACTCAGAAAACCGCAGCCGACATCTGGCACTGTTACCGTGAGATTTCGGCATCCGAAAAGTTGCTGGCGGATATGGCGAAAGAAAAAAAGAACAACCGAGACGATCAGCACTCACCGAGCCTGCGCGATGCTTTCGGCCGGCGGCGATGCTTACAACTCGGAGTTCCTTCCGGCGAAGACGGGCATCGGCTATTCCAAGTCGCTGAGGATCTAGCAGAGTCAGTCATCCGCGCACATATCGCTAAAAAGCGAGCGGAACTTGTCGAGACAAACGAACGAGCCCGGATCGAACTGGACACACCGGAAGCTGTCGCAGCGGCCGTTCCCGATAGCGAAGGAGACGAGTGATGGCAAAGGCACGCTGGAAGGTGATCGTTGAATTTACTGGTGATGATGGTGAGGGCGATGGCGAGGACACGACGGTCGTTTCGCAAACTGGCAGTTGTGATACATGCGAAACACAGGAGCCGCGAGCTGTAAACGAACTGGTCGCGATCACGATGCACTTTGTATTGCGAGCCTTGATGGAAAGCGGCGAAATGGTATGTCCGTCATCAATGGCAGGATCGATCCAAGCATTTGGCGACTGAGTGCAGAGTTGATACGCATCGGTACTTGGAGATGACATGAAAAATAATCTAACGACAAACGATCCGATTGGATGGTACGAGTGCCGTTTTCTGAAAAACCCGCCAGAATTTCGAGTCGCTCGCTGGTGGGACGGCAGTCACCTGTTCTCAACACCGCATTACTCCAACACGAGTTGCGACAGTCGGGAGTACACGGAGTTTGTGCCACTGCTGGCGACGGACGGCGATGACGAACCGGATACTCGCACGAACCGCGATAAGGCTTCTGCGATCGTCTCATGGCTTGGGGATCAGAAATACGGTGGCGCGCCGCTGCTGCACGCCATTGTGTGCTGTGACTACGCGAGCCAACAACATTTGATTGATGCGGTTGCCAGGATCATTCAGGACGGCACGGTGTATTGCCACGAATGCAGCAAGGCAGGTAGTGCAGACCGGGCTATCTATCACGAGCCGCCGATTTGTAAACAGGGAATCTAATCCGCCAGAAGTTACCAGGAGTGAGAAATGGCGAAGCCGAAGACATCAATATCTCAACGGTTGCGGAACTTGAAGCAGCGAGAGCGTGAACTCGAAAACCAAATTAGGGACTCGCGGATTCGAGGCGTGATCTCGATCCTACAGACAGCAATTCACCACGTTGAGGATTTGCGCGGTTTTGTGCCAAGTAACCGCATTAACGATTGCGTCAAAATCAAGCGACTGATCGCAGACTTAGAGAGTGACCTGCTGCGCACCGAACGCAAAGGAAGATCCCGGTGAAACAGATATTTCCGAGAGCGAACGACCAGGACCACGCCGGAGGCTGGACGATTGACACTGAGTTTTTGAGCACGATCAAAGATTCGTCAGAGGATATTCCGTGTATGGAAGTTGTCGAGGCAGTGCTGCTGGAGGCGGAAAAGCTAATCGGAGCCACGCCATGATCGACCTGAAGGAAGCCAAGACAGCCTCATTTCGCCTGCGTTGGTGGGCGGAACACGGAGGCGCTGATGCTCCCGAGGAATTCAAGCAGTTCGCACGCCTGATAGATGCGATGGCGGAGGAACTGGTGCGGCTGCGAGAAGCACTGCGGATGCTGAAAGAATATCAAGAGACGCGAAACAGCGCGACGGACGGGAAGACATGAACGACCTGGAAGGCATTGAGGAGCGAATCGACTGGATGAAGACCGCCGAGATGCGTGGGGCGTTCAAGGAGGTGGTGAGTCGTTGGAAATGGTGCGAGGAAAATCCGCACGCGGCGGCCAGCGTGTTTCTTCAGGTGTCGTACAACGGCGGAAGTGCGGCGGATCTGATCGATTCAAAGCGAGCCAGCGAAGTCGGAGGACGGTGATGACAGCTCAATGGACAGCAGATTGCCGGGGCTTGTTCGATGGGAACGAGACCGACGATGGCTCAATGGCTTGGCGCGTTGGCATTCGCGCCTTCCGAACAAGTTTCACAATTCAATTTGGTAGACGTGTTGACGCGGAGCGAGCTGCAGCGTGGCTCAATGCAAATGTGCCGCTTCCCAGTACATGCACAAGAGTGGAGCAGGCGCGCGAGATTATCGAGGCGAGATTTCCAAACAGACAAGAACTGCACCGGCGAATTATTGCAGAGTGCTGCGCGTGGTAGCGATGCATCCACTAGTTGGACCATGACTTAGGAGATCAAGGTAGTCGAGTATGACGCCTGAAGAACAAATCAAAAAACTCCGTAGCGAGCTGGCCGGAAGGAATCGTGAGAACCACGAAATGCGCGAGGCATTGATTGATTACTACGTGGCCGAAACTGAGTACGAGTTGCTCGGCTCGCCGGCACGTTACGGCAAGTACGACTTGGCATCAAAGGCCCTGATTGCATTGGCGAGGCGGCTGGCCGAACAGAAGCAAAAGACCAAGCGACCAGCGAAAGCGAAGTCCCTGTTCTCATGAAAGGCGAGTGGAAAAAATGCCGCGACTGCGACGAACAGGTTTGGATAGTCGAGCCGGACGAGGAGCCGCTGTGCCCGGAGCATTACCAAGCCGAGCACTTCGACGACGACGGAACGATGGACATGCGGGACGATCCGCTGCCAGGACAGAAATGGTTTGCCCAGTTTGACGAGAGATAGGTGATTGGTTAACTCGTCTAGCAGGTTAACCAGGAAGGACATTTTGAGAGGAATTGTCAACCATGAGCGAGTTGAGTCCCAAAGCCATCGACTACGAATTGAGCGTTCGAGATTCCAAGGAATTGCTTGGGGTCGTTTTGCTTCCACACGAGATCCGTCTGAAGGTGCTAGAAAACTACCGTAAAGAACACGGCAGCCAGGCTCTAGCGAATCTCTTTTCGCAGTTCATTGGATTGGCTAATTCAGTGGTGGCCAATTCGCACGACGCGATTGAGTTGTTTCTGATCGTCGAGAAAGACGAGCATCCGTACCAAGCGGAGAAGATGAACTGGCCGACAATCTTCGGCGCCCTGAACGGCGTGAAGTTGGCGAAGGGTGTTAATCAGGAAAAGACGTGTCATGGTTGCGCGTGCCGGCTGGGGTCGCTGGCCAATCAATCGCCATCGACTACGTGCGATGTTGAATGGTGCTTAGGTGACGACGATAAGTTTTGGTGCCACGAAGAATTTGACGACGACGGGAAGCCCACAAAAAAGTGCATCGGGTTTCAGACTCTTATTGCGGCCCGTGACTTGGCCGAGTCCCACAGTCCCGAGTAGAAGCTGCGCAGGGAGAAAAATAGGTGGAGACCATGAACAAAAAAGAGGAATTGCAGCAAACCATTGTCACCGCACGATATGAGCTGCACGAAATCGAATGTCAAGAACGACTGGTTCAGGCAAAGCCTTTAATTGGCAAGTGCTACAAGTACCACAATTGTTACTCGTGCCCAAAGGATGCGAGCGATTGGTGGTGGTTGTACGTCAGGGTCATTGGTGTCAACGAACTCGGATGGCCTCGACTGCAGACGTTTCAAATCGACAAGAACGGCGATGTGTCTCTGCAGGTCAACCAGGAGCGCTGCAGCATGAGCAGTTACATCGAGATTGAGCAAGACGAATACGACTCAGCGTGGGCCAAGATCGAGGAAGAGTTTGAGAGATTCAAAAACCGACTGCCCACGGCAGTACCGACCGAGTGAGACGGTGGAGCTATGACATTCTTCGCAATTTACGACTTTGACAGAAAACGCTGGCTTCGCGGTGCGAGGTATTGGATGTGGACGCGGTTCATGAACTTCGCCGCCCAACATGACGAGCCAAACGTGCTGCAGCATTACTTGATTCCAACGATCACGCTGCGATGGCCTTCGAGTCGCGTAGTGAGAGTATCGATTGTAAGTGTCGATACGCGGCTCCCCAGCCAATTGGACCAAGAGTTGGCTGACGTTCGCAAGCTACTGGACTATCAAACAACACTGCGAGCAAACGGACTCGGGTGAAATGATCAGGGTGCCGGGTCGCGGCAAGAGGGACCGAACCGCGGCCCGGCCCAGCGTACAAGGCAAGGGTGAGAACGATGGCACAGATATCGAGCGAAAACATTGTCAGGCTGAAGTATCACTACTCAACACCAGCGAACGAAACCGAGGCAAGGGATCGATTCATTGAAGCAGACAGCAAACTCAGGGAATACATTGCGGCTGCGATTAAGAAATTCCAAGACGAAGTGAAGTTGGACAAAGATTTCACCGTCACGTTTCGCGGGTAACTATGGAGAAGATCGGAGAAAAACCATGAGAATTAGAGACGGCGAGATCATCTTCGGCAGCGTTTACTCTCGCGAGCTGTGTATTCGCTGGCACATGCCTTTCCAATTCGTCACTTGGTGCGATGGAACCTTCCGATTCTCGTGGCGGCGGTTTTTTAACCCTGTCGTCTGGTGGCGAAACGTATTCAGAAAAAGCAGTTGGGATTTGTGGTGGCGTTACTACCGAGATGGTTCGCACCGCTGTTACTGTCCGACCGGGAGCATGTTCGACGGCAACGTGACTGTGGCTGGATTCGGGCTTGGTTGGTTCTACTCGAACTTCACCGGCCAGAATCCATGCCCGTGTGATATGGCAATGGCTGAGACGTTCGGCTGCTCAGACTGCGGCGAGTTGGCCCCGATAGTGCCTGGCACGACGCAATGCCAAGCGTGTCACGATTGGACACCGGAGACCGCCAATGAGCACTAACACATTCACCACGCCGGACGGCGAGCCGAAGGAGATGCTTCGAATCTGGCTCAAGTGGTATTTGTACAACGGAGATGTCGATGAGCACCGCTGAAATAAAGCAGGCTGTTCGGCAAGCCATCAACCAAGCCGCCGACTACATCCACGACGCAACCCGCTGGGATCAACGAGACGAAGCTGACGAAAACGGATTGACGCCAATGGATCGTCTAGTTGAGAGGATCGACAAGATTTATCAACGGAGCATGCGACCACATGACCCAAGCTGAACTACGAGATGACGAGCCGATCACTGAGGACTGGTGGATGACAGAGTTCGGCGGTGCGTTTGTGGAGATTGACAGCCTATTCAATCTATGGCGTCGATCGGCCGATGGAGTTGTCGTGCTCGATGGCGAGTCTGCTGGTCGAGGGGCCCCGGTGTATACGCGCGAGACAACGTGCCGGACTCGCGGCGATGTTCGGCGATTGCTGGAATTGTTGGGCTACAAATACTCAGGTCAACGGTGATTTTTTTTGAAAGGGAAACTCATGTCTTACGGACAAACAGCAAGCGGACCACCAGTCATGCGAGACACATGCGTATCTGCAAAGCGGGAATCGCAGATAAGCGTAGCAATGCAACGACTTGAGCATCTCGTAGAAGAGTGCGAAGCCGGCCTGAAAGGTCTGAACGATCGGTTTGGCGCAGTTTTGAACCAAGAGCCAAGACCGGCAGCAGGGGAACTTAAAAACTCCGAGAACGGTCACTGCGACTTAGCGTCAGCGATCCATTCATCTTGTCGGCGGCTGGAGAATGTTACGTCTGGAATGAGGGAATTGGTGGAGCGTTGCGAAGTTTAGCAGCGAGTCGAGCAAAAGCTGATTTGAAATGTGCAAACAGTGCGACGATTTGGCGAAAAAATATTACCCGAGCCTATCTGCTTCGGAGCGGTTTGAGCTTCTCATGGGCGCGACGTGCTTTCCGGCTGGTGGTCCAGACATGATCGAACCTCAGTTGATCGACCTAATCGCCAACACGGACGGAACGCTTGGAGCTGCACTGGCATATGCCGACACGGAACTGACGCAGGCAATGGATTTATTTAGGTATCGAGAGAATCAACAACCAATAGCGATCGTTGAATGTGGCGCTGGGATTTAGCAAATGACACGAAAACAAGCACAGCGATTTTGCGATGAGGTTAATGGGTTCAAGTCGCACTATATGGCTGATGTGGTGGATATCACAAACCGACACTTGCCCGGTGGTGGCTGCGCGTTGGTTGTCCACCATCGCCCGAGCGGTAACGAAGTTGGGTATGCAACAACGGCCGACGAAGCCAGATACATGGTCGACGGAATTCGTCGTCGAGTGCCGGCAAAGTCCTAGCAGAACGGTGGAGGCATGAGAACTAAAGATGACCGCGCGGTTGATCCAGGCGACACGGTTTACACCATTCTGGCTGGTGCAATCTGCGAATTGACGGTGAAAGATTCGATGGCAATGGTCATGCACCACTATTACGGAACACTGCATGCCGCTGCCGACGACTTGATTAAGCAAATTGACGATGAAATATCCCGGCTGAACGAGCGGCGGACGATATATGCCAGGATTGTTATTGAGGCGAGACGTGGATTAGGCGACTAGGCACCGTTGCGGAAAGGTGAGCGATGAGCGAAACGCCCATTGGTGGATTACCTGAGTTGAAAGTGAATCCGTCGAAGCGGAAAAGTAAATCGCCGAAGTGGATTTGGGGACAAGCCGAGCACAATAACAATCCAGCTCCGGTATGCAGTAAGTGCGGTCATGCCGTCGCTTGCAGTTCGATGGACGATCACAAAAAAGAGTGCTGGGTAGGCACCGTTGCGGAAAGGTGAAGCGATGGACACCAACATAAACCGGCCATCATCGGCATTGATGGGGATCGTAATCGGTCGCGGCGGACTGGACGGAGTTCGTCAGTTAATGATGTCAGTTGGCAAGCCGAAACGAAACGGTGGAATTTGTGCGTCGTGCTCGTGCCAGATCCCTCCCGGCCGTCCAGGTCGAAAATGTAAGCCTTGTCGCGAGCGCGAGGCGCGCACCGAGGGACGCATTATGGAAGTTGTCGAGGTCGATTTTGACAAGCAAACGGTGCGGATTACCGAACAGCGTTCGTAACAGAATGTGATTTGACTGATGGCCAGCATAAGAGCATCCGTTGAAGTAACGATTACCAATCGCGAAGCCGTTAAGGCATTTAGGGAGGCATTTGACACGCTTGGCTATATCTCAAGAGATCAATCTTGGAATCAGGACTTGCGGACTGTGGTTAAGAAGCTGCGTCGAGCAGCACGCGGGATGAAGGTCAACCTGAAAAGGAAATCGAAGTGAACAAATTGCTTTGGCACGGTGGTGATTGCGACATTCCGCGAGAGATAGCTGTTTGCCCAGAGTGTGATGCCCAGCTTCACGCGCAGTGCATGGCGTGGAATTACGCAACAGGCCGGCCTAGTGATATCGATCTGCATTGCGTGCAGGAGAAGTTCGGCGACGAGGATTTCGGCAACGCTCACTATTGGCGGCAGAGCGATTGGCAACCGGTTCGTGACAAGGTTGATAATTGGGCTGGATGTGACAGGAGCATCGCATGACGCCAGCAGAAAAGGTTGCTTCAAAGAAGCCTCTCCGCAAGCGGAAGCTGACGGGCAATGCGTCCCGCCCGCGGAAGTGGGTGTGCAAGTTACGAGAGAAACGGGAGGCTCTGGGACTGTCGATGCGGGATGTTTCCGAGAACACCAGCTACACCGTTTCGACTCTGTTCGAGATCGAGAACGGGACAGATCCACAACTTACAACAGCGATGAAGCTGGCAGAGTTCTTCGGTTGCACGGTAAACGAATTGTGGCCAAGTCGATTAAAGGACAAATAGCCATGAATGATTACGAACTGTACATGAAAGCGTTTCGAGCGAACAACGTGGATCTGTGCTTGCAGATTGAGAAGCGATACCAAGTCGATGGCTACTCACCCAACATTGCGTCGGCGGTCATTCGGCGAGTCGCGGTTGATGGCGACGACCTCGAAGATGTGTTGCAGGATATCGACAACTATGTTTCGTAGCAGCTTCTAGGTGGGAATATGGCGAAAACAAAAAACAAACTGAGTCTCAGCCCGCAGCACATCGACGGCGATACGTGGTATTACGAAGAATCAAAAGGGATTGACGTTGTTCGTCAAGTGCGAAACTCCACGCGCGAGGTCATCGCCACTGAACGATTTATGATCCCTTGGGAACTGCTTAGAAAATCACTGGCACGAAAAGATTCCAAGTGAACTTCTGGGAGCTTCGATGCAATGGCACTTACAGTCGAAGAAAAGACATTGGTTACGCGCTGGCTTCGTAACTACCCAGCGGGAATCGATAGCGATTCATGGGGTTATGGGCCGTTCGAGGGAACGCGAGAGGATGATGAGTTTGCCCATGTAGACCCAGAGGATGTCGCCCCGGAAGTCTGCCGTGAGTTTGGATGACCATCGGTGAAGCTCGCGCTGGTTCGGTGCGAACAACAAAATGCCAATTGGTCTGATTTTGCGATAGCCGGAACGCACTCAGCACTTTGCGACATCGCGGCGGCGTTGCGTCTGGAGCGAAACGTGTACTGCGATTTACTCAGTGAACAGCCAGCTCAGTTGGCAGAGATTTTAGGTACAGATCAGGAGTAACTGTGATGGTTGACGGCGGACGAGAATGGGAAGAGGCAGTGAGAGATCTGCCGCGTGCAAAAGACATCCCATTACAGCCGAAGGTTGTGACGGTAGTGACTTACCGTTGCCCGAAGTGTGAGACAATTATGGATGACTACGCCGAACGGTGGACTGAACCAGGAAAACCGTATCGATGCGAACACTGCCAACAGGCAATCGGAAATTCCTACTAACAGCGAACAAAGACATCGGTGCGCGGACAATGAATCAAGACGGCGTCTTAAAACGAATGAATGAAGGATGGATGCTTGATCGTGCTGGCCGCGAAGGCTTGGCAGGGCACTTGTTCACGAAAGGCAAGAAGGGGTATTCGGTGTCCGCGCATGTTGTCACGTCTCTGCTATCGAACCGATTGATTGACTGGAATACAAGTATCGACTCGTTCGTGATTACCGCTGCCGGAAAGCGGCAGGTCATTCCAGTCGATACGCGACGAGTTGTACTCTGGCAGGCGAAGTCATGGGACCGAGCCATCCGAGATCACAGTGCGTACTCAGATCAGCATTGTTGTTTCTGCGGTCGAGAAACGAAACCTGACGCAGTGCGGTTACGGGTTGTTCGGACGAACGACGGTGAATGGTGGGTCAAGCCGATTGGCGAGTCAGCATTGCCGGATGAGAAAGACTTCGGAGAGTGCCCGCTGCCGATCGGACCGGAATGTTTGCGAAAACACCCGGAGTTCAAAATAGGAATCATCTACTGACTACGACTCTGCTGGGAGGATAATCCAGTGGCTTGCAAGTGTATCGAGAAAACTAACGAAGCCTTGAAAGAACACAACGCGGAACTAGATACCTCGTTTAAGTTTAATTTCAAAACAGGCAAGGCACCGATTGTGCTCCCGGTGGCACTTAGAAAAAGGTCGCCAAGCCGAAAGCCTCTGCCGACGCTAATGGCGACATTCTGTCCGTTTTGCGGCAAGCGGGTATTGAAGAAGACTCCATACAAGCGATTGCCGAGATTGGCGACCAAGCTGTGAGAAGTACATTCGACGAACAAGAAGCCCGTGCGATATGCGTAGACCCTACGTGGGCCGAATTGCAAAAGCGGCTTCACGCATGCGGACTGCATAAGACCGCGCAAGAGTTAAATAAGGTCACGCAGACAATGGGCTGGGAGTTGGCCGAAATGGAGAAGACTATGAGCCATACACCTGGTCCGTGGAGAATTGAGCGGCGACACGACGGCGTTCCATTTGGCATCTCGGCACCAGAGACGATGACGAGCGATACCGATGTTCTGGTGTCGTTCGGTAACAATCCAAATATTGAGTCCAACGCAACGCTGATTGCAGCAGCGCCAGACCTATTGGCAGCTCTGTATGCTTTTGTGGACCCCAAGCGATGGACGGCCACGACAGACCGCGAGGAGCTGGGCAGGAGGCATGCGGCACATGCTGCCATCGAGAAAGCAACTGGGACACCATTCAAATGGTTTGAGTAGGAAACTTCACAGCCAGTATTTGGAGAAACCATGAAAACATGCTGTGAGTGCAACGGGCTGGTTTGGCCGTGGCAGCAAAGTATCGTCAGCGCATCACCTATCCATGCCAAGTGCCACCAAAAGGTGATTGACGAAGCATGCCGTGATGCAAATGTGGCCATTGCCATGCGCGGCGAGATGGAAGCATTCCAGCTTCGCACTGGCATTGAACCGAATATTCGAATACCGAAACAGCGTTGACGAGTGTTTTATGAATTTCATGGCAGGATCAGCCACGGTGATAAAGGCAAAATGCCCAAAGTGTGACGAGGAGTATTTTGGCGGCAATCGTTCTGGCTTGTGTCCGGCCTGCCTGATGAAGCAATTGAAAGAGCAGCAAGACGAAATCACTGCTCTGCTTCACGCTTTGTACAGTAAGGCAGTCGATCAGGAGGACAAGAGTCAATGGACCAGGCTGGTGCAACTCCTGAACGAGCGCGGGATACCAGTCTGAGGAAACGGTACGACATGGAATTTAGACTGCAACAACTGTTCAAGATCCTGCTTGGGGCGACAGCCATCATAAATTCAGTGATGGCGATCGGTACATCGGTGGAGTTTGCTGTCGTCGTCCTTAGAGGATCTGACTTGGTAACAAAGACGGCCGCTCGGGCGACGATGGATCATTACGTCATGTGGTCAGTGCTTGGAGTTGTGTTATTCCAGTCTCTGTACGGGAAACGATGAAAATCATCGATAGCAGAATGACGAGCGAAAAATCACCTAACAACTTCGCGAATGTGGAGGAGTGTTTATGACCATGTACAGCCCGGACCATCCGATCTATACCGGTCGCCCGCACAATTACGAGACCGTCAAGTTGGTTGAAAGGATTCGGCAGGAACTCGCTCGTCCCGCTCTGCCGTTTAGCCTGCCGATCTTGTATCCGATTGACGCTGGACTGATGGATTTACTTCCGGTGCCGCAGGAGGAGACGACTGATGTGGGACTATGACCCGTGGGAACCGATTGATAAGCCACCATCCAACTTTGATCGTAATTACGCAATCTTTGCAATCTCGTGGTTCATTGGGACCACAGTATTTGGTGGAGTTTTGTTTGTGTTGACGACGTTCGAAGAGATCATTCACGACGCCATGAGGCAGCTCGGTTGGTGAATCACAGTTGGGCGGCATCTCTGCAGGTGAGATTATGGAATTAATAATAATGGGATTTCTGGCCATCGCATTCATCGGTGGGTTTTTCGTCGGCCATTGGTATGGACGCTCCTGATGCTCGCCTTTGAACAACTTGAGTCCAGATGCCTCACCGCAGTCGCTGAGTTCCGTCTGAACGTCCTCGACGACGTGGACACACCGAACTCGTTCTGGTTGGAGATTGTCGCGGAAGACGTGCGTGACGAACCGCTAGGAATCTACGGCGCGTCGCTGGACATCATTTGGGATCCGAAGGTATTTGCGCTGGCTGAACCGTTTTCCGTCCATTCGTTCGTCACGGCTAAGTTCCCTGGCTGGCTTGGAGAATTCCATCCTGAGCTTGGCTGGATCAACGCTCTAACTGGAATCGCTGGTTTCGGAGCTGGCCAGCCGATTGGACAGTATGGACCAGAGCGGTTTGCAGTGCTTCACATGGCGGTGATTGGCTCGGGTGAGACGGAGATTGAACTGCGTCCTGGAATGTACGGGATGGGGTTCATGCCACCCATCTGGACGACGTTGGACGATTTCTCTTTTGACAAACAGACGATCCAGGTAGAGCATCGGGAGTACGGACCTGGGTTCGTGGGACCGCTGCCAGCAGATGTGTACTTCGCGGAGTATGGACATGGCTAAATTGTCACCGAACAAGTTCCGCTGCGACAACTGCGGTGGCATCTTCGATAAGGGCGACGAGGAAGAAGCCTTGGCTGAGATGAAAGGCAACTTCGGAGATTTGCCAGCAGACGAACGCGCCGTCATTTGCGACGACTGTTACGAGAAGTTCATGAAGTGGATGTCAGTTCAGAGAAACTGAAGGAAGTTACTCAACAGGGAAGTCATGGAACCAAACACCCGCAAGGTGAAGCGTGTCCGTCGTGCCGAGGTAATAACCGTCACGATACCCATCGTGCTGCAGATCGACGTGACACGCGAAGACGGCAAGATGCTGGTCGGCGTATCGGGTGGTCCGTTCCCGATCCAGGTCAGTGACCCAGTGGACCCGGATTCGAGCGATCCAAGGAGGGTGTGAATAAAAGGCTATGCACGATTCGTTTTACCAGTACACTGTGCGAACCAATGTGGCGAAAGCCATGTCGGTAGTTCGAGGGCCGAAGGCTAACGGTTATCTTGCTAAGAACCTCCGTTTGCCACTCACTTGCCCTCAATTTGCGGATGACGCCTAGATGGTTAGGCACCGAATGCCGCACTTGCTCAGTTTGAGCCGATGGTTATTCGTTATCGCTGGTTCGATTCCAGTCATCCGCTCTGCGGGCCGAAGCGAATTGGGTTATCACTCTTGAAAAGTGGGAGTCTGGGTTCGAATCCCAGCGCCGGGCGAAAGCCGGGTGTGGTGTAACGGTAGCATCCTAAAACATCCAGTTCCAAACACTTGCCCGCAATTTACTAACCGGAGGCCATGATGTCCTACGCAACGCACGTCACGAAGCGAATCACTCCGCAGTCGCAACAGATTCCAGGGACGGGGACGGCGCAGGTTAAAAACTCCGCTGGCGGATTTGCCTGGAAGGTTGATTGCTGGACTCGTCTCGACCGGTTTTTGGTTCTCGGTTCGGAAAAAGGTTCGTACTACGCAACCGAGAAGGCAATGACCATCGAGAACGCCGATTGCATATTGGAGTGTGCGAAGCAAGACGCCGGTCGTGCGATTCGACGCATCGCAGAAATCAGCAACCAAGGACGTGCTCCGAAGAACGATCCCGCTATCTTTGCGCTTGCACTCATCGCTGGCGAAAAGGGCACTGCTGGCAAGATGGCTCTTGATGCCATCCCGCAAGTCTGCCGCATCGGAACGCATTTGTTCCAGTTTGTTGAGACGCTGAACGGCCGTCGCGGTTGGGGTCGTTCTGTCCGTGACGGCATCGCCAACTGGTACACCAGCAAGTCGCCTGACGCGCTGTCTCGTCAAGTCACGAAGTACCAACAGCGGAACAACTGGTCACATCGGGACGTCCTGCGTAAGTGTCACGCGAAGTCGGACACGCTCAATCCAATCTTCAAGTACGCCGCGCAGAGAGAGAAGTTCCTTGCTGAGAACATGGCCACGCTCGAAGGTCTGCCTCTGCTCATGGCAGTGGAGAATGCCAAACATGCGACTCTGGACAGTGAAATTGTCAGGTTGATTCAAGAGCACGACTTGCCGCGAGAGTGCATCCCGACGCAATTCCTTAATTCTGTTGCCGTGTGGGAAGCTCTGCTTCAGGAGATGCCGCCGACGGCGATGATTCGCAACCTCGGCAAGATGTCGTCTATTGGTCTGCTAACGCCGATGTCGAAGGCGGCATCGCATGTTCGCGAACGACTGAACGATGTCGGTCGACTCCGAAAGGCTCGCGTTCATCCGGTGTCGATTCTGCTTGCGCTATCCACGTACAAGCAGGGACGCGGTGACAAGGGTTCTCTGACGTGGACTCCAGTGTCGCAGATTATCGATGCACTGGACGAGGCGTTCTATTCGGCGTTCAAAGCTGTCGAGCCAACGAACAAGAGACACCTGCTTGCGCTCGACGTCTCGGGTTCGATGGGTGGCTCGGTTATCGCTGGCACTAGCATCAGTTGCCGAGAGGCATCGGCTGCAATGGCGATGGTGATGATTCATACGGAACCGAACTATCACTGCGTCGGATTCTCGGAAGGTGGGCGCCGAACGATGCACAGCGGTTACGGCGTGGACCTGAAAGAACTCTCGCTATCCAAGCGGATGCGACTCGATGGCGCTGTGGCCGCAATCAGTAACATCCCGTTCGGCGGCACTGACTGTGCACTGCCGATGGTTTACGCCAAGGAGCGGAAGTTGCCGGTCGATGTGTTCGTTGTTTACACGGACAGCGAAACGTGGGCTGGCAATATCCACCCGTCACAGGCCCTCGTTGAGTATCGCAACGCGATTGGTATCGGTGCCAAGCTGATTGTCGTTGGCATGGTGAGCAATGGATTTAACATAGCCGATCCGAACGACGCTGGGATGATGGACGTTACCGGATTTGACACCACAGTCCCGCAGATCATGGCGGAGTTCGTCGGGTGGTAATCACCGGAACTAGCTTGACCCGCCAGCCATAAAGGCGGATATTGCACACACAAGGTGGCAACTGCTACCCAAACAGGCGCGGTAATAGCCGGCCGATTCCCATTCACGGGACTCGCGCCGGTTTTTTCGTGGACTGACATGATGTCACAGAGTAGGGGCCAACCCAGGAAGTTGTTTCTACCAGCCGATAAGCCGGTGGAAGTCCCAAGCATGCGTCCCTGTCCGTTGTGTCACGTTGAGAGGATGTCTACGACTGGTCAGAGGTATCACAAGAAGTGTGAAAAGGTTCTGGAACACCAGAACGTGGCGCATGTGTTTGAGTCGGTCGTTCATGGGTTCGGAGTCCTTTCCGGGAGAACATGAAATGCAACGAATCACCCTTTGCCTTTTGCTCTTGTGCGGGAGTGCCAGTGCTCAGCAATACGTCATCGTGCAGCAACCCGCCGTTGTGGCGCAACCGGTTGTCGTAGCACCTCTGGTTGTTCAGCCGGCACAGGTTGTTTGGGTGCCGCGGTACTTTCCGCTGAACCGGTTGCTATTCGGCTGTTATCGACCCGTGATCGTCCCTCAGCAGCCGATCATCATTCAGCCGATGCCTGCGAACGGCGGTGGCAAGTGATGAAACTAGCGTTGGCGTTCCTGTTGGTGTGCGGGGTTGCTCACGGGCAGACGACTGATCCCGCATGGGCTTCCTATCGGGTTCGCGTGAGCAATGGGGCTGGTTCCTCAGTTGGCATCACGCCGAACATCGCCGTAACCAATACTCACGTAGTCGGCAACTCGGCAACAGCGAAACTAATTCACCAGCCAACGAAACGGGAATGGTCTGGGCAGGTTGTGGCTCGCGACCCGTCGGCAGATGTGGCACTAATCTATGTCGCGAGTGGTGATCTGGATTGGGTATATCTCGGTTCCGACCCACAACCAAACCAATCTTGCCATCTGTACGGGTACGGCGGGGACGGAATTCTAAAACGCGGCGATGGTCATTACACGCGTATCGTTGGCACGCGGAGGCCTGGTGGTCAGGTGCCATCGTGGGGCGCACGCGTCGAGTCTGTGTCTGGCGATAGTGGCAGCGGGATCTTCGACGATGCTGGCCGCCTCTGTTCAATCAACTGGAGCGGCAATGACCGTGATGAAAGCGGCTCGATTCCGGTGACTTACGTGGTCCAGTTATTTGAGCGAATGAACCAACAACCGAGTCAGCCACCAGCTCATGTCAGCAATGGCGGTCGGGTGGCACGAAAGCAGCCGGTGGCTTTACAACTCAAGCCGTTGGCGGAAGTGTTTGACCCCGACAAATTCCTGGAACATCTCGCGAAGGCGTGGAAATGAATCTCTGCGTGGCGGTATTACTGGTCGGGCAGTTAATGGCTCCTGAAAAGGAAGCTGCATGCCGGTCGTACATACCGCGAGTGACAGACGTCTCGGTGCTCAATGAGAAGCTCGCGCAGGCGTTGCTCTACACATCCGAGGAATTGCCGCCGCTTATGCAGCATCAGCCGATCCGCGGAGGCAGGGGAACGCAGTACACGACGTGGATGTCGGTATTTAATGACATTGGTCCGCCACCGTTGCCATCCAACATGAACCGCGAATTCCCGTGGGCAGTGGATGTGCCAGCCGGGACGCAGGACTGTCCGAAGCACTTGCTCTACCACTTCGCTGGATTGTGGCTTCCAGGTCAAAGCAACGGTAATCCGTGGCCGGTAGTGGCATGGAGAGGGCGGCTGCGAGAGAAGTCCACATCGGTGAATATGCCGCTCCCAACAAAAGGATATCGCTGGCGATACCCGGTGGAGGCAATCAGCTTCGAGAACTTGATGAAGCAGTTTAGCGACGGCCGATGGGCAACCTACGAACTGCGGTTGCGGCTGTACGAAAAAGACGGGCAGTCCTTCGAACGGTATTGTCCCGATATTCAGTGGCCGGCATTCGCATCGGTGTCAACGAAGACACTCCGAGATACCAGGCACCGCCGAGAGCACGCTTTCGAGTCGACAGCCACCGAACACGTCTTGCCGCGAGTCACTGGCGCATGTGACACGCTACTCGCTGCCAAGTTCATCCCAGTGCTCGATGGAACGCAATACATCACGCCAACCGCACTGGATGACGACAACTACGTCCCGCGCAATTACAAGGCGTACTTCATCAAGGATTGCATGGACTGCCACCGCGACACGTTGCGTTCCGCGTCAGCTTTCGAGGACCGCGATTGGTACGACTTCGGGGTTGGCGACCACTTCAACAGAAAATTCCGCCCGGTCAATGAGCGAGGCGAATTGATCCCAGAATTGGAAGCCGCTGGCCTTGTCGCGTGGTACGACCCAGCGAAACATACTCCAGAAATTTACGGCGAAATAGAACCTTAGGAGAATCCCAATGAGGCCAGGAAAAATTATTGCGATTCTTGTATCGCTCTTGTGCTCGGCTGCAAACGCTCAGAACCTTGTGCCCATTGAACCGGCACGGACGCAGCGATCAACAGAGTCATTCTGGACATCAACCTACGAGCCAGGAACCACCCAATACGATCAGGACATGCTTGCTCATGGTTGGAATCCAAGGGTGCATCCTCAGACAGGAGAGACCTACTGGAGCAACATGAACTCCGACGGCATTGTCACTGTCCAACCGCGAGAGGCGAGTCGTCAGAGCCCAGAGCAATTGAAGTCGGCAGGGTTTACCCAGCGACAGAATGCAGACGGATCTACGGTGTGGGTTCGTCCGGTGTGCGACTCGACGCAATCTGGTTCGATTCAAACCCAAAAGCCGGATTCGTGACCAAACACTCCACCTCGCCAGTTGGCGGGTAACGGCGGATGGAGCGCTCCGCCACGTAAGCCAATTCAAGCACCGCCAGTCCAACCACAACCAACTCAACCACCGGCGAAACCAACTGAGATCGATTACGAGAAGTTAGCGGTACTGATTATCGAGAAGATGGCGGCTGACGGAAGATTCAAGGGACAAGACGGGAAGAACGGAACCGATGGCACGAACGGAACCAATGGAAAGGATGGACAGAACGGCAAAGACGGGGTTGTTGATTACGACAAAGTACGCGACGAAGTAATCGCAAAGATGCCAGCGTTCTCGGTCCAGTTCGTCGACAACGCGGGCAAGGTCGTCGAGGAAGTGCCGTTTGTCTATGACCCAGCCAGAAACGTAATGGTCATGAAATTCAACCCATTAACCGTCGAGACCTACGACGCCGCCGGCAAATACCTTGGAACAGACACATTTCCGATTCCTTGGGGGATCAAGTTAAAGCCGCTGGTGATTACAAAATTGAAGGGTGCATAGCATGCCGACGGACAACGACGGCATGGCCGAAGTTCCAGTAGAAGTGCCGTCGGGTGATGGCACAGCAGAAGTTCCGAAACCAGGAGAAGAAGAAATGGCCACAGTAGCAGGCGCAGTCGATGCAACCATCGACAAAGTTTTAGACCAAGCGTACACCCGAGCGCATGAAGATTGGCTCAACACGCGGCAATTGGCTGCATCCGGTGATCGCGACCTCGCGGAAGTAAACCGCTGGTCGATGCAGGCGGCGGCGACGAACCAATTGTTCCTGGCTGGGGGCATTTTGGCGCAGCGTTCGGCTCAGGCGCAACCTCAACAACTTCCCGGCCCTGGCGGGACTGGCGTCCCGGCCGGATTCAAATTAGTGCCAGTCTAATGGGCAGCGGTGACGTTTTAGTCAGAGGATCGGAATACGTAGCCCGTGCCAATCGGCTTCGCAGGCTGATGGTCGGGCTTCCCGATCCGTCCGTTGTGATGGCTGGAATCAAGGAGATCGTCGATGAGCGTATCGCTGAACTCAACAAACGATTCGACGACCGCAGAAGCGACGGAGGAAGTAGCGGACCTAAACCAGAATAATGACGAAGTTTTGGACCTGGAGTTAGGCTTGGCGGCTCTTGGTGGACTGAGGCATTCTGCGGCATGTAGTGCGTCGGAACGAAGCACTAGGAGATATGAAGAACGAAACCATCGGTTTCACGAATCGAGAATGAAAAAGTTGGGGATGGAAGGCGAGGAGAAAGAACCAGAGGCGGAAGATATGAGCCAACAAGTGTTAATCCGCTCGCCAGTCATCCACAACCATTACTCGGACAAACCAAACGGTCAGCCAGTTGCAACGGCTCCAGTCGCACCGACACGCGCCGAACCTACAGCGACCGCACCAGCGACTCCAGGTCTTAGCAATCTAGCCAAGGGCGCAATTGCCGCTGGCATCCTCGCATCTGGTCTTGGTCTTGGAGGCGGTGCCACGTATCTGTGGAACCGACCCAGCACAACAACCGTCGTGAATCCGATTGAGCATGGTCCAGCGTTCGGGATTTCCACAATGCCTCCTGGTCCGCCAGTGAAAACAGCCACCAAATGAGTCGCTTTACCTCACCGCTGAGAATCGAAGACACGGGCGTTGAACGAGACGGCCGTGCGATCTGGCTCGTGCTCGACTCGTTCGAATATGAAATCGGTGCAGAGGGAAGCGGCTACTTCATTCGAGTCCCATCTGGATTTGAAACGGACTTCGCGAGCATCCCGCGTGGATTGTCCTTCGTGAAGCTGGTGTTCTACTTGCTTGGTGTTGCGGCAATTACTGGTGTGATTCTGATTGCACTGAAGTTGTTTTCTATCATGCCACCGACTTGGCTTTTCTCGATCCTCTGGGTGCTGCTGGGGGCGCTCGTTTTAATCGGCGTGTTGTTGAACATCTTGAATCTGCTGCCACCTTGGGGCGAGTACAGGAAGCCGGCCGTCCTTCACGATTTCCTCTACCGCAAGGCCAGTGGATTTTCCAAGGTCGTTGGCGATGCGATTTTTTATGAGGCGATGGAAATCAGCGGCGTTAAGTTTTGGAAGCGATATTTCATTTATCTGGCGGTCTCGTACTTCGGTCTTTCAGCGTATCGATGGGAGCAGACGGCACCAAAACATACCGAAGTCAAGATGATTGAACCGGGCACTGGCGAGGTGAAGGAAGCGTTCAAGGAGGATCCACCCAAGCCATGAGACCAAGATACGTCCCATTCCTGTTGTTGGCATGCGTAGCGCTCTGGCGTGTTGCGTTTGCAGATGCTCCGACACCGCAGTTTGTGATGCCGGCCAGAATCGTTTCGGTTCACGATGGCGACACGGTGACGGCTGAAATAACAGTTCGACTCAATGTGAGGCTCATTGATTGCTGGGCACCGGAAGTCACAGGCAAGGAAAAGCCTGAAGGATTGAAGTCGAAAGCGCGTCTCACCGAACTGGCGAGCGGTAAGAACGGAACGCTGACGATCCCGATTGGCGACGACCTTGGTGATTCGTTCACCTTCGGCAGAGTTTTAGCTCGTCTCAATGTCGACGGAAAAGATATCAGCGAGATCATGGTCGAAGAGAAGTTCGCGACGAAAGTGAAGGCGAAGAAGTGAGCAAAGCCATCTCCCTCCATCTTGGTCTGAACGCCCTCGACCCCGACCAATACGAGGGTTGGGACGGTCAGCTTGTCGCATGCGAAGCCGACGCGAAGGATATGGAATCGATCTGCAAGAAAAAGAAGTTTGCGAAATCTACCGTATTGCTGACTCGCAATGCGGATTCGTTATCGGTGAAGTTGTCGATTTCAGATGCAGCCTTTTCGCTGATCGCCGGCGACTTGTTCGTGCTCACGTACAGCGGACACGGTGGCCAAGTTCCCGACCGCAATGGTGACGACTCCGACAGCAAGGACGAGACGTGGTGCCTGTACGACCGCGAGGTAATCGACGACGAACTTTATGCAATGCTTGCCAAGTTCTCGTCAGGTGTGCGTATCCTCGTGCTGTCCGATTCATGCCATTCAGGGACGGTCACGCGCGTCATGCCGAAGCGCAAGGGACGATTCCGACTGATGCCACCAGACGTGGCAGAGCGTGTCTATCGGGCACATAAGAAGCAGTACGACAAGATCCAGGCAGACACGAAAGCAGCCGCCAAGGTCACGGTCAAGGCGTCTGTGATCCTGATTAGCGGCTGTCAAGACAATCAGCTATCGGATGATGGCGACCGCAATGGACTGTTCACGGAGAAACTTCGCAAGGTCTGGGACAACGGCAAATTCAAGGCAGGGCATCGGCAGTTCCGCAACGAGATCGCAGCGAAGATGCCTGAGTGGCAAAGCCCAAACTATTACACTGTCGGCAAGCGGCTGACGTCATTTGAGAAAAGCGTACCGTTTACGAAGTAGGTTTTTGGAGAGACCCCGGGTTTCTCCTGGGTGCTTCACCGACTGCAGCGGTGGGGCATTCTCACACAAAGGAATTATCCATGTCCAAGGACAAAGACCACGAAGAGAAGCGGCTTGTAGACACGTCCGGTGAAGAACAGATGCAATTCGTCCGCGATAACCGGCGAGTCGATACGGCACAAGCGATTCTGGAGTTCGGCGAGTTCGTCATTAACGCCGCGAAGGAAATGTCGCAGGACGATCAGGGGCGAGCGAGACCGAGGTACTAACCAGGAGCATTTTTGATGGCTAGCTACGACGAGGAAACAAGACAATTGGCCGCATCGCTATCCGGAAACACTGTTATTGAGTCCAGCAAGTTGGCTAACACGATGACCGACTTGGCTACTCGGCTCGCAGAGGTGATCGTCACAGAAGCCATGAAGATGGCACAGAGACAGATTTGCGGAACAGAATCGTTTCCAGAGAATTCCAATACGGCGGCGGCTACCGAGATGCGTCAATGGGTTCGCGAACTGCGCGAATATGGAATCATGGATCAACGAGAACGCGACGATTATTTATCGCGAATCACCGACTACGAAACGCATCATGTGCCAGAACTGGATGCGGTTGGATAACCATAGATGATTTTTGTACTGGTCCTGCTGGGTGCGACATTTGGAACGCACCGCTACAGCGCGGACCTAGTTGAACTCAATACTGTTTACTCACCAGAAACTGGCAAAGAGGTTTTGACACAAGTTATCTGGTGGAATTGGGACTATAAGAAAAACGATTACGTCGTTCGGGACTGGCGGCTGATTGCAAAGTGCAGCGAGCCGTATCGGACTAAGGATGGCTTTGTGGTTCGATGGAATGACAACGGGACTCAGAGGGAAGTGAGATCGAAGATGTGCAAACGGACTCACCTACTCTACGACCCTGAGGTATTCAATCGTCAGAAGGTATCCGAATGCGATAGGAACAGGATCAGATGAACGCCGTATGGATCATCGCCGCGTTCGTACTTGGCATTGTGCTCGGCTATTGCATCGGACTGTTTAACGGAGCTTGGCTGGATAAGGCGCGGTACGACGGGGATGACATTGACGACGTTGGCGGAAACTAGAAAGGGAGGTGTGAGATGTTCGCTTTAGTTTGGGGCTTGTCATTTGTGGAACTTGCGGTGTGCATCATTGGCTTCGCGGCCATCGTCGCGATTGTGATGATCGCACTACGTAAGTTCGGGATCACCCCTCCCGAGTGGTTTATTCAAGTTTTATGGGTGCTGGTTGTCGCTTTCGTGTGCATTGCAGCAGTGTTCCTGATTCAGTCCATGATGGCAGGATCCTGATCCCTGTTGATGGGTCGCATATGACCGACAAGTCATCCAAATGTGATTCGCCGACGAACCACGAGCTGAGAACGTGGCAAGCGGATACCACGCACCTGCGAGAAATCATCAACGAACGAGATCGTCTATACCAATCACAATTCAAGGCAATCGAGGAAAAAACATCGCTGGCTTTGTCGGCATCGAAAGAGGCAGTGAGCAAAGCCGAGACTGCGACGGAAAAACGATTCGAAGCAGTCAACGAATTTCGCTCGACACTGAGTGACCAAGCGGCGAACCTGATACCGCGTAGCGAAGCGAATGTCCGATTCGGTGGTATCGAAGGCAAGCTGGATGAATTCAAGAGTGAAGTGAAAAAAGAGATCAGTAGCCTACGTGAGTCACGCAGCGAATCGGGTGGCAAGAGCCAAACGTGGGTTCTTATAGTCGGCGTGCTATTGAGCGTACTTGGCCCAGCGGTTGGGGTGCTGATGGTTCTGTTGAAAACATAAACACACGTACCGGGAGAGCGTGTGCGGTCAGGTCCAGCTACATGGACTTCTCCCAAGTTGCGACGGTGTGTAGCCACCGCCGCCTGAGATGAGGTGTTTTATGGCTTTGAAACCCAAGGACAAAGTGAAGGTCAAGGATGGCGAGGAACTGGAGGCATCGCATAAGGGTGCGCTCGGAACCATCACGTCCGTGTCCGTGGACGGCGACACAATCGGCGTTACGTTCGCCGGCGTCGAGGGAACACATTCCTACGGCGTGGACCAATTGGTGAAGCAGTAGAGGACTTGGCCACGCTCGCCTGGTCAGGGATGACTGGGCGGGATTGGTCTTTGAGATAACAAAAAAGCCCCAGTGTTTGCAGCACCAGGGCAATTGAACGAGCCGGGTAAAGCGGCCCTACCTAGTAATCGAGAAAAGGCTAGGGCGACCGGAAATGGAAAATCCCGAGAACGTGGAAAATCCGCAAAATAAATTCAGGACACATCGGCCGCCATCGATCGACGAAGAGCAGGACGATCACATTGGAAGGTTGGAGGCAAGGGTGTGTGAGCTGGAAAAGCACTTTTCCCACGGTGGGAGAGTTTGGGCGCTGGAAAACCAGAAGTTGTTTTTTTCCGGGCTGGCCTGTGCGTTTACAGGAACCGGCGCGTTTACATGGTATTTGATCGAACGATTTTTAGAGGCGTTGCATAAACCGTGAGTTCCTACGCAGCACAAATCGGAATCTCGTACCTCGCTGTCGTCTGCGTGTTGCTGAGCTACTCGTTATCCGGTACTGGACCGTGGCGGCACGCTCACTGGACCGGTAAGGCCACGCTGCTGCTGTTGGCTTGGATGACGCTGCCGCACTCACCACAACCAATTGAACCGCGATTGTCCGAGCAGAAGCAAATCCTGATGGAACGCATCGCATCGCATTACGCCGCACAACGACTTGAAAGGGAACAGAATGGCGACATTAGCACAAAGTAAAAAGCGGTTGGACAAACTCCAGGCACAACTAGATGCCGCGTCTACAACTCGGAACGCACGCATCGAGAGGAAAAGGAAGGAACTGCTCAGGAAGTATGGAAGCAAGCCACCTCGCAAGAGTCGCTCACATTCGACGTGTGACGCCGAAGAGGCAGCTCAGGAAGCTCAACTTGAAGTTGCCGCACAATCGGCAATCGACGCACACGACGCCTTGCTGCAGTCGGAATACGAGGAAGCGTTCTACGCCTACCTCTGGCAAGTATGGCAGCAATGCTTAGAGAGCTAACCAGCGAATCAATGCGGCGAGGCCGGCACCAATGAACACCATGAGCATGAGACCGAATCCGAACGCAACGCCGGCAAAGAAGAACTGCCGAAGACTCGGACCCTTGGGACCGAATATCGGTTGCCAGCGCGATGGCTTTTCGTTCATTCATGGTAGATCGGCACACGGATTAGCGAGACTTTAGGACTGGAATCGACGTTTGCAGAAGGTGCTGACTTAGGAACAAACGAAAAGAGATAGGTGATTTGTCATGTCGGATATGAGCGCAGCGGACCTAGCCAAGTGGAAAATCGAGTTCACCACCGATCCAGGCATCCCGCCGATGGGCTACTTGGGCAAGACACACGCGGAGATCGAAAAGCTGCTACTCACCACCGAACGCGATGTTGATAACGACCAGGAGTTGAAAACTGGTCGACTCTTTGAGCAACTCGACCCAGTGGAGTATTTGGCCGTATCCGATGGCACCGTCGGCAACGCAGCCAAACGGGTTGTGCTGACCGACCTGCTACGCCTGGGCGACATCAACCCGGCCGCCAAGGTGTTTCGCAAGGCAATCGATTTCGTTTTCGGTTCGACAAGTGAAACGGCGAAGAACCTCAACAAACTGAAGAAGCGGAAAGGAAGACGCTGGGAAGAACTTGGGCTACCGAAGCCCGATACGTCCGATATTGCCAACTCTCTCAAATAAAGGGGTAGAACCATGTACGACCTGCTAGCCGACAAATTAGCCATCAAAGCGGAACTAGCAAACGATCCGTTGGACCTTGGTCTAACCGTTTTGGAAGCGGATGACGCAGTCAATGCGGTGGCGCTGAACCTCGTGCGCACTGTCTGCCAGATCGACCGCGAGACAATTCCGGCGAGTGAAATAAACAAGGCAATCGACCGTGACGAGTTTGCGGCATTGTCGGCATCTGATCGTCAGTGGCTCGGAATGATTACCGCCGGTGGTTCGATTAATCCCAAAGCTGGCGGAGAAGTCCGTGAAGGACTGTTGCAGTTGTTCGGGCCAGCAACGGAGTCTCGCGCAAGTCTCACGGCCCTGCTGACGGAGTCTGCCAGCCGAATTGTGCAACTCTACAAAGCCGGCACGCTGTCGAAGGGAGATGACGTTACAGCATCTGACATTGCCAACGCACGGAACGCCACATGAAACCCAGCGAACTCAACGCCCTCATCGGCGACGAAACGAAAAGTTCCGAGGAGCGCGAACAAGCGATTGCCGATAAGGCGGTTCTTATCAACCGCGTCGGCGAGAAGATTCGCAGCATGCGCGACGGCGGAAAACTCACCGGGCAATTGTTCGCCGATTTCCGTGAGTCGCTGTACTCCATTCCCGAGGACGACAGGGAGGCGGCGGTTGACGCGAAGATAGCCGAACTGGGGCAATGACCAATGTACGTCTCAGATGCTCGAAAAGAATTTGTTCTGCAATTGATGGTTCAGTGCGGAGTTGGAATTGATCAATGGACACCAGAACTGATCTCGAAAGTCACCATCACAGCCAACGCCTTGGCGGACGGAATAGCGAGCGAGGATTGCATGGGAACCAGTAAGCAATACGCGATCGACGAGACGACCATCATCTTCGGCGGGGAGGTTGGCGACGATATCGCGTGGGGTTGCGCCGCACTGGCCAACGGTGCCGGCCGTCAATCATCTCTCAAGGATCTTGGCGCGGGCACAACCGCTCGCAGCGACCGATTCCATTACCGGATCAAGTCGGATGGATGGCAGGCAACCCCGGCAATTCCGAACACGCTGGACATTCACATCAAAACCAGCGACGGGACGACTCCCGACAATGACGACGGGCTAACCGATGCAGCAGTTTCGGCCATCGACAAGCTCTTAAACCTGGATTTTATCGATGAGATCGTTTGCGACGAGGCTGCTGCGAATATCCCCGCTGCGACCGAGGGCTACTTGTTCATTCCTCAGCGACACGTCGGATTTGTCGCATGGAATCGTGGAGGGTCGGCACTCAAGAACTCGACCGCATCCGTCAAGCTCTACCTCACACCCCGGCCGCTCCAGCAGCAAGCCTCATGATCGTTGTTTGCAAATCACGATGCGAGAAAGGCGGACAGATCCTTGATGTCCGCCAGCCGGTCAACATGCGCATTGCTAATCGGCTCGGGATTGTGTCGTGGTGGACTTCATTCGGCAGTGGCGGCAATCGTTTTAGGGATTTGATGCGGCGAAATCACGGAACATTGAACGGCGGCATGTCCCACAGGTCACCGGCTGGCCGAAGGGGTGGTTATGGCTCGTTCTATTTTGATGAGGTCAACGACTATATTCGCGTGTCCCACAACAGCACGTTGTCGATTACAAGTGCCATCACGCTGCTGTGCTGGGTAAACCCGGCAAGTGTTCCGGGTGGCTCGGAGCAACACCGACTCGTGAGTAAAGGTGTCGACAAATACGTTTTATTCTTTGACCCGTTATCACTGGTTCCTCAATTCTACCTGTCTGGAGTTAGCACGTCTCAGTTCTCGTTTACTGCTGGAGCAACTATTGGAAAGTGGTCGCTACTTGGTGCCTCATATGATGCGAATGGCGGAACGAATAACCGCCGAACGTACATGAACGGAAAGCTCGACAGACAAGCATCTCACACGGGGAGCATTTCGACCGACACAGTGGATCTGACGATAGGCGCGTATCATACCGGCTCATCTTTTATGAGCGGATATATGGACGACATCGTTATCGCCAGCCGTCCGTGGACGAGTCGAGAGCACCTATGGTGGTACAACGATTCAGTCCATGGGCACCCAAAGATGCTGAATTGGATTGAAGATGGCGGGCACTCGGCGACTGGAAATCGGCGACGGCGATTCATGATGGCTTGTGCAGAATGATCCTAGCAAAACTATCAACTGCGATAACAATTGAGTTCGGTCCCGTACTGGACGCGGACGGGGCGACTTACGACAGCGCCGTCGTGGCTGACGTGAAGATCTGCAAGAACAATGGGACTCCTGCTGCGCTCAATGGTTCGGCTACGTTGACGCTAACGAGTCTCGGAAAGTATGAACTCTTTCTGACAGCCGCAGACATTTCGGCCGTGGGATTCGCAACCATCGTGTTGGATAAGACGACATACATTGCTCCGCCGCGTGATCTGAATGTCCTTCCGGCTCAAGTGTACAATTCGCTAGTTGGTGGAACCGATACCCTCGATGTTACTGTAGCCGATGGTGGATTGTCCTTATCGAGCATCCCGTGGAATGCTGCCTGGGACGCAGAGATTGAGAGTGAGGTAACGGATGCGATCCTAGTGGCTGGCCTTTATTTAGCGGTCGGTACTGTCGATTCGTCAACCGCCACAACGGTGGACGTTGGTTTATCCATGCCGAATTCAGGAGTAAATCTCGTCGGTAATAGGCTTGTTATTCGCAGTGGCACGGGAGTATATCAATCTCGAAGAATCACCGCTGTTGCATCCACGACATTCACCGTAGACATTCCCTGGACCTCTAATCCCGCCAATGGAGATACGTATTCGATTCTTCCCGGTGGCGCGGCGGATCTATCTAACACAACTGTGAAAATAAATTCCGGCATTACGAAGAACACGGCACTTGCCAATTTAGAGTTCTTCATGGCATCGTCGTCGGATCACTTAACCGGTAAGACTGGTTTGACGATCACGGCGGAAAGGTCGATTGATGGCGGAGCGTTTGCGCCATGCACGAACGCCGCGGCAGAGGTATCAGCAGGTCTGTACAAGATTGACCTCAGCGCGGCTGACCTAAACGGTGATGTCGTGACATTCAAGTTCACAGGAACGGGGGCCGATCCGCGGCTGATAACTTTCAGGCCAACGCCATGATTATCGATGCCATCAGTGGAGAAATGTACGGAGGAACGCATTACTTGCATGGTGGTGCGAAGGCGTGGGTGTGGGGAGGGAGTGTGTTAGCCGGACCATTGTCTGGTGCGTTGCTATGCGGCTCGGTGAGCGTGGAGCCATTGCTCATGGGGACGAGTAGCGTCAGTCCGTACCTGATTGGAGAGACGACGGTAACGCCATTGCTGACGGGTGACGTGGAGATTGTGGAATGCTGACAAGTAGACCATGCGTGTTGACTGGCGAAGTGCCAGAGGCTCACGATCCGAAGAAGAAGATTATTGTGCATCTGACTGGCGAAGGTCCGCACCGATCATTCTTACTCGGAGACAAAGTGTCCATGTTGCTTAATGAATTGCCTCACATTGGCACCGTGGAAAGCATCACCGACTCAGATGTGGTGTTGACACTTGTACGCGAAGAATCGAACTAATGAGTGGCATTATCTACATCGGGATCGACAACGACGTGATTCTTGACGAACTCAAGAACAGCCGAACCGATGCGTTCGCAAACTCGGCTACCGTCACGTTCACGCTCTACCGCCTACTCTGCAAGGATGCCGTGACTACCGCACTGAGCACGACGATCGTCTCCGCTGGTGAGCCGTTCGTCTCGGGTGACGCAGCACGCTCAGTCGTGGTACTGGGTGCAGCAGCCAATGGTGGAGACTTGCGAACCACGATTGCCACCTACACGGACACAGGACACGTCATCCTCACCGCCGCGCCGAGCGCGACGACTACCAATACCGAGGTACGTATCTCCGTAACTGACGCAACAGCGATCACCATGAGCTATGTAGCGGCCAGTGATGGCCAGTATCGAGGCACAATCGACGAGGGAGTGGTACTGCAGAACGGAGCAACGTACTGGATCGAAATCAGTGCCGACGCAGGTAGCGACGTAAAGGACTTCCGGTCGTTTGACGTGGTAGCTCAGTACAGGCAATAAGGAATGACGAGCGAAGAAGTCTATCACCGCTGGCTACTGGAATGCGTGCTCATTAAGTGCTGGACGACGCTCAAGTGTGCAAAGGAGCTTGGCGCTGATCCAAGACAGGTCCGATTTGATTTAGACGCTGCACTTGCTGCATTGCCAAGGGTTAATCGCACAACTGGTAAGTGATACATGCCAAACGCATTACCCACAGCGTGTCGCTGTGGAGGTAAGAGGATCAATGGGACATGCGACAGGTGCGGTGCAGGGCCGCATACCCCACACCACAGAACTACTAAGCAACGAGGTTACGGCAGCGACTGGAAGCGGCTCAGTAAGCGGATAGCACATGAGCAGCCATTGTGCGTCGTATGCCTCATGCTAGGGAGATACACAGCGACACAGCACAGGCACCACATTCAGAAGATCAAGGATGCGCCTGACAAGAGGCTCGATAGAAACAACGTCCTGAGCGTATGTGCAACGCACAACAACGAGCTAGACGCGATGTACGAGAGGAATCGAGTGGGATACGACAAATGGATTGATGCGATCAGGGACGCGATGAAGGCACGAAACGGAATTACCACCGGGGGAGTGTAGATTGTGGCGCCGAACGCGCCGGGCGACCGTCGCTCTGGCGCGAGAGCATTTTCAGTGAAAATGGGTAGTTTCGATGTCAGGTAACAACAGAAGCGGCCGAAAGCCGGAAACGCCGGTGGATTCGCTGGACCCGAAAGATGTTCCGGTGAAGCCGAGCGGCATGTCGTCCGAGGCTCGCAAGTTTTGGGACCGGTACATCGTCAAGGCGAAGCACCTGCGGAGAGCAGACACGGCACTGGCACAGGCATGCGCAGAATCGTGGGGGCTATACCGTCAGGCGTTTGAGTTGGCGAACACACGACCGATCGACAAAGACGCCAGAATCGCAGTCACCCAGTATTTCACGCAATGGAAGACAGCGCTCGAGCGGTTGGCACTAGACCCTCTCGGGAGAATTCGCGCAGGGAAAAATACAGTACGACCAGACACAAAGAATCCGTTAGGAGAATTTGGCATTGTCGGCTAAGAGTCTTGAGCAATTGAAGATTGACGTGAAACGCAACGGGTGGCCGTGGCCAATCGAACACCCGAACGATGAGCGTGCTCTGCTGGATGGCTGCTATCCAGACTTTCAAGCTGCTGAGAGAGTGCGAAACTTCTTTAAGAAATGTTTGTTTCTCCCAAAACGACAACGTGTAGATGAAGACGACGAGAATCAGTCGAGCAGAGTTCAGCCTTTCCACCTCCTCGACTGGTGGTATCGGGACATCATTGCGCAACTGTTTGGCTGGAAGCAGCGTGATGGCCGTCGGCGGTACGATAAGGGATTTATCACCACGGCTAAGAAGAGCGCGAAATCAACCGTACTCGCTGGACTACCTCTGTACATGATCCTTGCCGATGGTGAAGAAGAGGCAGAAGCCTACTCAGCAGCAGTCGACCGCGATCAGGCATCATTGATTTTCGTCAAGACACTTCGCGCCGTTCGACTTTCTCCATATCTAAAGAAGATTTGCCGCGAACAAGAGACCAAAAAGATTATTCGCCACGATGCGAGCGGTTCGTGGTACGAAGCAATCAGCAGTGACGCCGACAGTACCGAAGGGAAGAACCCTCACTTGCTAATTGTGGACGAGGCGCACGTTGTCCGTGATCGGCAGTTTATTGATTCACTCATGTACGGTGACATTGTTCGCAGTCAGCCGTTACTGCTGTTCATTACCACAGCCGGCGACGACGAACAGACGGTTGGCTTTGAAGAGTACGAGGCCGCCAAGGCATTGCTCAATCCAAACGATCCGTACTACGTGCAGTCGGTATTTGCGTACATCGCGGAGGCATCTGACCCGCAAGCATGGGATGATCCAAAATCGTGGCTTGAGGCAAACCCAAGCCTCCGTGGTGAAGTAGACGACCTGAGACCGCGGCAAGGCGGAGATCTTCCAGCGACACCGCGAGTCATCGGCAGCATCGAGAAATTGCACGCCAAGTTACTCGAAGCGAAGCAGACTCCCAGGAAGAAGCGGAAGTTCATCCGGTACATCTGTAACCGCTGGATTATGGAATCGGAAGAAACTTGGCTTGACCCAGATTCATGGGATTTATGTGGTGACAAGATTCCGTCGCACATCGGAGAACCGTGCTGGTGCGGGCTTGATTTATCCACGCACCGCGACCTGACAGCCCTGTGTCTTGCATTTTGGAACGACGATGACGGGCTGGATTTGCTTTGGAAGTTTTGGACACCGAAGGCCCGTCTGAAAAAGCACGAGGACGAGTGGCGAGTGCCGTTGCGGATGTGGGTAGAAGATGGATGGGTAGAGGCGACAGACGGCGAAAAGGTCGACTATGCCTATGTGCGCCGGGCGATCAGCGGCGCCATGTTCAATCCAGACGGTTCAAGAAGGCCGGATACGTTCAAGGAATGCGTTGCGAATCAATATTCGATCCAAGAGATTGCTTTCGACAATTGGAACGCAACGGAGCTTTGTGAAAATGAATTGTTTGAAGCCGATGGCATTCCGGTACTCATGCACTCCCAGGGCATTGCATTGATGAATGAACCGTCCAAGCGGTTTGAGACGATGTTGCAAGAGCGGAAAATTCGACACGGAAACAATCCGGTAGCGACGTGGCAATCGCGGCACGTCATTGCTCCAGAAGACGCGAACGGCAATATCAAACCGCATAAAAAGAAGTCTCGATGGAAGGTCGATGGTATTGTTGCGGCGGTAATGGCTGTCGGTCGAGCTACAAAGAACGTTCCGCAAGAGTCCTATTACGAATCGCATCCGCTGGAGATGGCATGAAGCTCATCCCCGATATCCTTGGTTTTGGTGGCGCTGGACTCGTGACCTACGGTCTATACTTGTTGCACCCATCGGCAGCGTGGATTGGTGCCGGTGCTCTGCTAGTGTTCCTTGGCGTCATGCGCAGGAAGCAGGTTCAGGCTAAATGATTACCGAGGCTATCGCATCACTGTTTGAAGGATTCACGACACCGCGATTCGTCAATGCCTCGCTGGAGAATCCTGCGTACAGCCTGAACGATCCGGCTGCCTACGAATATCTCGGCGGTGGCATGAAGTCGGCGTCTGGTGTGACGGTGACGCACGAAGGCTCGCTGTCCCTTGCTCCCGTCTGGCAAGCCATCAGCCTCATCAGCGGCGACGTAGCGAAGCTTCCGAGGTATCCGTACAAGCGAATGCCGGACGACGACCGCGAGATTGACGACAAGCACCGCGCCTACGTGGCAACGTCGATTCGCTGGAACAAGCTCAAGGCGGCGTTTCTTGGCTGGCGCGATTTGATGGTGCATGCTCTCTTGTGGGGGAACGGCTACGCCTACATTTCATGGGTCAATGGCAAAGCGGAACTTTACAATCTGCTGCCGGATCGAACCGCTCCCGAGTGGATCGAAGTCGACGACGAATCCAGTCCGCTCGGCTATCGCTTTGAGCTGGTTTACGTGACTGAGGTTGCCGGACAACTAAAGACGCTGCTGCCAAGTCAGGTACTGCACATTCGCGGCATCTCATTGGACGGGACAAAAGGCGCAGACCTCGTGAAATCGGCGCGGGACGCCTGGGGGTTGGCACTGGCGGCTCAGAACTTCATTAGCAAGTTCTTCAAGAACGGCGCCCGCATGGGTGGCACCCTGGAATTGCCAGCCGGGATGGAAAAGAAGGCTCGCGATACGGTTGAGGATGGTTTCCGCAAGAGTTACGAGGAAGGCGACAACCCATTCAAGACAGTGATTCTTCGCGAGTCGGCGAAGTTCCACGCTGGCCAGGTTACTCCCGAGCAGGGACAAGTCAGCGATCTACGGGACATGCAGAAGCGAGAGGTTGCCAGTTATTTCAATGTCCCGCCGTCGAAGCTCGGTGTCATCGACTCGGTGAGCTACAACAGCTTCGAACAGGATAACCTTTCGTACCTGTGGGGTTGCTTGCATCACTGGCTCGCGACGATCGAAGCCGAATGCAATATGAAGTTGCTGACCGAACGGCAGCTATTGGACGACACTCACTACTTCGAGCACAACGTCAGCAAGTTCCTGCAAGCCGACTGGAAGACTCTCAACGAAGGCTTGGCGATCATGCGCCAGAACGAAATCATCAACGCCAACGAATGGCGGCGCAAGCTGAACATGAATCGCCGCAAGGATCCTGGTGGCGAAGATTACCAGAACCCGAACACCAAGAGCGCTGAATCGCAAAAGCCACCGGAGGAGTCCGATCCAAAGAAGGACAGGAAGCCGAACACGGCAGCACATCGGGAACTGTTCGTCGACACGGTATCGAAGTCCGCAAAGCGGATGGGACACCACGTCCGTGAGCACGCCAAGGACCGTAGGAAGTTCTGCGAATGGCTCAGCAGCAATGCCAAGCGAGACCGAATCGAATACGAGCAGGCGCTCCGTCCGGTGGTCAAGGCATACACCAGCATCTTCGGCGGTGAGACGGAAACGATCTGCACGGCTGCACAAGAGGCTTTCTTTGCCGCGGTGATTCCCGAACTGTCGGCATACATCGAAGCACCTTACGTCGCAGCCGAGTTGATCGTGAACGTGGAAAAAACAATGGATCACTTCGAAAGGTCCGCGGGCGAACGTATCGCGGCAATCATTATCAAACTATGAGCACAGCCAAAAAATACAATTTCCCAGTGCAGACTCCCCAGGGACCGGGCGTTGTCAGTATCTCAGCCGACGAATTCAAGCAATGCCCATGCGGCTCGGAGTTATTCCAGGTACTAAACCGAGTGGCGTGGCTCCATCCAAGGGGCATTATCGGTGCTGAGCCGATGTGTCTGAAGGTGGAGGTTTTCGTTTGCAACACATGCGGCCGCGAGATTAGTCACAGCGACAAAACAATCCGCGAACTACAAATCGCGACAAACTAGGAGCAGAACGATGAAGACGGCATTTGATGAATACCGGGAAGAGTTGACAGCTGTCGGACTGGACGAATCCCAAGCAGACGCGATTGTCCGGGCCCGCAAGGATAAACGGAGTACGACCAAGTCCGGCACAATCCGAATGGAAAAGAAGGATGGCGAAGCCGAGTTGCTCTTGTATGAAATGATTGGCTTCGATTTCTGGACAGGTGGAGGCATGACTCCAAAGAAACTGGTTGATGACTTGGCTGCATTGCAGCCGTTCGACAAGTTGACAATCCGCGTGAACAGTCCAGGCGGCGACGTGTTCGATGGAATGACGATCTTCAACATCCTGCGGCGACAAGAGGCAAAGATATCTGTAGAGGTCGAAGGATTGGCGGCCAGCGCGGCAAGTTTCATTACGCAGGTTGCCGATCCTGGAGAACTGAGAATCAGCGAAGCCGGGATGTTTATGGTGCATCGCGCTTGGGGTCTCACCATCGGCAATACGAACGACATGCTGACAATGGCAGAAGTGCTGGACAAGATCGATGGCCAGATTGCGGACATCTATGCCGGCCGTTCAAAACGAAAGGCGGCGACTTGGCTTGGTCTGATGGATGAGGAAACGTGGCTCACTGGCCAAGAGGCCGTCGATGCGAAGTTGGCGGATGAAACCATCACGACGAAGCGGGTGGCGGCGCATTTGGATCCGTCGGCGTTGAGCCAGTACCGTAACGCACCGAAAGACATTGCAGCTCGTCTTGCACTATTAAACGAGCAACCACCATTGAACCATGACAAGCCACCAGAATCACCCAAGCGTAATCTAAAAGTGGCTGCTGCGGCTCGCGTGCGGATGCTCGAACTCGAAGAGGCTGCCAGATAGATGCTTTTCACAGTCTTTCGAGACCGACTGATTATCGAAGCCGTGACGCCATCCGAAGGATTTTGGCTGCACGGTGTGATGGAGGAAATCACCGGGTTCGGATTCGATTGTCGCAACGATGTGCAGACGAATCATTGCAAGATCCAAGTGCCGTTGAGAAAGCAAGGCGAGTTGAGCGACTTCGACAAAACGTTGCTTGCAGCGCAAGAGGAGATAGCGTGAACCGTCGCTCATTCATCGCGTGGCTCTCGGCACTTCCGATTGTCGGTCGGTTCTTGCCAAAAAATCCGTTGCAGAAGATCGACAT